TTCTCTACCTTGTTTGCACGGCTACTGTCGCCTCTTCGTCTGAGGCTGTTCAGGCGGGGACTTTGTGTGTAATTGTGACGAAGACGTGCTAATGGAGGTGAAAAGTGGCTAACAATCAATTTCCATCGCGGGCTTATGATGGAGTTGATGTCAAAACGCTGAACGTCTACTTTGAGACGACTGCGGCTGCTCAGGATAAAAACATCCTCATCATGTATGTGAATCAGGCCATCCAGATTGTGGGTGCCCGCATCATGTTTGAGGCGCTAGATGATTTCGCTAATGGTGTTGACATCGATTTGGAGAAAGATGACGGGACTACCGAGACTGTCCTGGCTAGTTACGATACAGATGGCGACACCGCTGCGGATACTATCTATCGTATGGTTCCTGCTGCGTCACAGATTGTCGAGGCGGGCGTTTGGCTTCAGCTTCGTGTAGACGATGACGAGGATGCGGCTTGTATCGGACACTTGGCGCTAGACTACATCGTTCTATAATAAAAGGGGGAGTGGTATCCCCACTCCCCGTATAATAGGAGGGAGAGGATGAAGAAGTATGTAGCGTACTACGATAATATCTATCTAGTGGCACTAAACGAAGAGAAGACGAGTGAGCATCGCGTCACTGAGCGAGACGATAAGGGCCGCCCAGGGACCATTCGCTTCTTTGGAAACTCTCCTCTTGGTGATGGGGAGATGACATATGGTACTTTGGTTCTAAATGCAAAGAAGTGGAAGGAGTGGTTTGGTAGACGCAAAAAGCTGCCTGGGTTTGAGACACACGAGAGGGCAGCGGAGACGTTAGTCTCCAACTATCCCAGCATCAACTACGGCTGCCCCCTCTGCACGTTTCAGACGAAGAGCCGAGAGGAGCATGATGCTCATATCTTCGAGCATATCAACAAGTTTATCTCGCAGTTTAGAATAGAAGAGGTGGAAGATGACGAGACTGAGTGAGAAGACCATCAGCCTGGCTGCCCCTCCAGGGCTGTTGGCGACTGCGCCTTGGATTTGCTCTGGGCAGTTGACGGCTGCGGCTGTAGTGAGCGACGGCCCCTGTCGGCTTGGAGCTATCTTAGTGGAAATAGACGACACCGACCAGGATGCTGTTGTTACAGTATATGATAGTGCCAACAACAGCACAACGGGAAAGGAGGTGCTAGGCATCTTTACAGCCAATCTGGTAGCTAAACAAAACAGCCAGCTATACGTTTTTCCGCTGCCTGGCATCGAGTGTGCACAGGGCATTTACATCACGGTGTCGGGAAACGTCAAGGTTTTCGTTTACTATCGTTAGGAGGAAGAGATGGCCAAACGGGGGGTGCTATACACTCTCGGCCAGATTGTTGATGACTTGAGCATTCGTCTGGACGATGAGAGCGATACAAGATGGACAGAAGCACAAAAGCAGCTTGCTGTCAAGGTGGCTGTCAGGCGTGCGCGTGGCAGATGGTGGGAAGAGCGTTTGGATGATACGAATACTTATGACGACACGACTTTTCGCTATTCGCTTCCTCCTGCCTGTGAGTCTGTAGAGGCGCTATACTTTGAGCCTATATCCAGTGACCTGCCCCGCGTTTTTGTCTCGCCATCTCGTTGGCATATTGAGGGCACCACACTGGTGTTTGACAAGCCCTTCCACACTTACGACGGCAAGACGCTTTACATCCACTATCTGGTGTATCTAGCTAATCTGCTAGATGTCACAGCCAACGACGGCTCCATCTCTGGTAACACCCTAACATCATCAGGTTCTACTTTCGTTACTGACGGCGTACAAGAGGGAGACGAGGTGGAGATAAGCGGGGATAGCGGGGGGCCTTATTATGTCTCCTCTGTAGATAGCGAAACGCAGCTTACACTACACAAAAGCCCGACAGCGGGTGATAGCAAGACGTTCTATGTTGCCCGCTATACGGACATGCCTTACGAATACCTTATCTACGCTGCTATGGCGGAGCTTTATGAAATGGCAGCGCGCAATCGCCCAGGTATAGAGGTAGAGGAGAACATTCGATGGGCTACCTACTACCGCCAGTTGGCAGACCAGGCCCTCCGTTCACAGGCCCGTCATCCCAAGCCGCTTAGGAGGTTCTAGTGGGCCAGACAATACCTGATAAGCGACGTTATGTCATAGGAGACTGGACTAACAAGCCGACGCGCAGAGCGGTGTCATATACTCCATCTTCTGACATGACACTGCGTCACTTCTCCTTCGTCGCTGCCAGGATAAACAACCCTCATATACACATCGGCTCTGGCAGCCTTAATGAGTTAAACTCTATCGAGTGGGAGATTCGTACTGACGCAGGCTCAGGAAACAAACCAGGCACCTCCTCTTCGTCTTTGCTGGCCAGCGGCTCCTTCGATTGGCGCTATTCGACGAGCTGGAAGATAGGCCGCCCCATCAAGTACACAATCAACCTGCCTTCTCCCCTCGCTTTGACGGGAGGGACTAGGTATTGGTTTATCCTCAAGACGGCTGGCGACGAGTCAAAAGCGCGCTATCCTCTTGCCTGGTTTAGTACTTATGTGTCTGGTGCTGACGACGAAGTAGATGATAGCGTCTACTCGTCGTACTACTTGTCGAACGCCTGGGCTGACGGCGACAACACGTACAATCTAACGTTGTACATACTTGATGAGCAGGCAGGCTCTAAGTGGCACGTTGTCATTGACGGCAACGGTTACATGCAACCAGACAGGTATAAAGGCTATCGTTGTGAGCAGGCCAGCACGGGCCTTGCTCAGTCGCGTGGAGGCCAAAGCGAGTACAGCCAGCTTAGGTATCCTTACTCTAACCTGTCTCAGGACAGTTGGACATCTGGCGCTGGACAGCTTCAATATGAGGATTTGAACGCCTTTCTTCACGCGGAGAATCTGGACACCCTCGTGCCAGACCAGATGATTATTGGCCCGAAAGTGCACTGGACAGGCGTCGAAACAGACGACCCTTACTACGACCCTGACACAACGACTGCCAGGCCCTTCCCAGACTTAGAGTACAGCTCCCCGACGGCGGCAGCGAAGTATATCGCCCAGAAGTTTACCACGCCAGCGGGCGGCACTACCGTCGCTCGTGTTGCTATTAAGCTGGCACGAATGCCTTGGCAGCGAGACCATACGGTGTCGGTAGCCATCTATACCGACGACTCTGGAAAGCCTGGCTCGTTAGTAGGTTCTTGGGCGGACATCGCCAAGAAAACCTATAACTGGGGCTGGCAGTTTGCCACCCTTTCCGCCTCTTTGTCTGGCAGTACAAACTACTGGTTGATGGTGAAGACGAGCCAGGGTACGACGGGCTTACCAGAGTATCGGTTGACATACGGCCCTGATGATTACAGCGGCGGCACTGCCAAGTACAGCACCGACGGAGCAGACTGGTCAAACGACCTGACGGACTATTCTCTCGCTTTCCTTATCAACTTTGGCCCTGCTGGGGCTATGGATGGCGTCGTCAATGGTATTCTCTATGGCAGCGTTAATGACACAGACACTCTCGCCGCTATTGCAGGCGACAAAGTATATACTTGGGATGAGACAAACCAGCACTGGGACAACATCTCCAATGGTATCATGGGCAAGGACACCACAGAGTTAGAAGTAAACGCTACAGATTTAATCTTTTTCGAGAATTATCTTATTGTCGCCCAGGGTTGGAATTACCCAATTCGTATTTGGGATGGCACTGAGTGGGGACCAGGGCCAGGAACGGACTTAGTAACAAACGGAGAGTGTGAGGGAGGTTCTGGCTGGGATACGGGCAATGGTGGGAGTGTTTCCTCTGTCGACGGGGGCCAAGTTGGTAAGTGTTTCAAGCTAACAAACACCCTAGACCAGCTAGGTATGTTCTATCAGTCTATCACCGTTACCGAAGGAGACTGGTATGAGTTGACTTTCTACCACAAAAACGGAGACAGCCAGGGGAGAGCCGCTGTGGGCTTGTCTGCTGGTGCTACTGATATGTGGTATTCTGGTGCTATTTCAGACACAGAGTGGACAAAGTACCACGGCGTCTTCAAAGCAACTAGTGACACCATCTACATCTCGTTTCTTATCAACGAAGCGGTTACCAACAAATACACCTATTTCGATGAGATTGAGCTGGTGCACCTCCCCACTATGAAGAAGTTCCACATAGGACGCGGGTATCTGTATGGCTCTGAGTCAGCTAACGAAGTCAAGTACACTAGCACCCTCAGCTCCTGGTCTGCTGCTATCACCGTCGGCGAGGACATGTACGCCATCACAGACTTTGTAAACTTCGCAGGCCGACTGTTGGTGGGCAAAGAAGACGGCATTTGGGAGATAGACGACCAGGACTTAGCCAGAGAGTACCTGCTCTTCCGCTCTCAGGCTGACCCGAACAACTGTAGAGGGTGGGCAGTGTGGAGTGGAATGCTTTTCATTCCTGTACAGAACACCGTCTGGCGATGGCAGGGCGCTCAATACAAAGACATCGGGCCTTCAGGAAAGCGCGCTGGCCCTACAGAGAAATGGCCTAACAAGATTAGCCGTATGACAGCACTGGCTCCTTTTCTCGCCGCCGCAGCGTCGCCCGTCATCTCCGCTAATAAGGGCGGGTTGATGGTTTACAACGGTATGGGCTGGCATCATCTCGCCTCTGCCATTCGGCCTACTCAGGACGCACATGCCATCTGTGTTACCTCTGAGATAGGCACTGACGAAATCCGCATTTGGTGGGGTGAAGGCTCTCACATCACTTATGTCAAATACCCTACCTTTACTATCAACCGCTATGACTGGGAGAATGCCGACTATAACACATTAGGGGGATTATACATCGGCTCTTGGTGGGACGGCGGGTTGAAAGACGCCTTAAAGTTTTGGAATCGTCTCACTCTCATAGCCGACATACCAGACAACACCTCTATCGAGGTGTATTGTGCACGAGACGGAGAAGATTGGGAGAGCATGACAGACGTTGCCTTCTTGGGGGAGTTCAGAAGCTATAACCAAGATGACAATGGCGAGTTTACTGTCATGTTCCCTGACGGCATGAAAGCGAAGTCCATCCAGCCCATCTTCATCCTCAACACAGAGGATGATAGCGTTACTCCACGTATCAAAGCCTACAATGTGGAGTCTGTAGTACGTCAGCCGCCAGTGTACGTCTACACTTTCCGCATCCTATTGGCCGACAACGTTACCAGAATGGATGGTAGCAAGGAGAGCAGCCGTTCAGCCAACACGATGTGGGAGGAGCTACAACGGGCGGCTGCCAAAGACGAGCCTATCATCATCAGCTTTCCCTCTAAGTCTATTCGTGGCTTTATCAGTTACTTGAGAGAGGAGACATATCAATACAAGCCTGATGGTATGGGAAACGAAGTATGGGAAAGAATCGCCGTCGTAAGCGTCGTCGAAGCGACATAACCTTTCCAAAAAGCTGGACAGATGTTAGGGACAGAATAGCTACCTCTGATACGCCTATTCTGAAGTGGAGGCGCGCACCTAAAGGGAGACCAGAGCCAAGAGGCACGCGCCTGCGCAAGTATGGCCTAACGCCCGAACAGCGTCTAGCGCAGTATGCGCCCGAAGGCACGACGCCAGAGCGTATGGTGTTTGGCTGGCTTAAAACACATAACTTTATCTTTGACTTCCAGCAGCCCGTCTTGGGCGGAAGAGTGCCTGGTGGTGCTGTTGTTGATTTCTTTGTTTACGACTTACATCCGCCCCGCATTCTGCGCATTATGAGTTATTGGCACAAGCCACTAGCGGTGCAGTGGGCAGACGAGATTCAAAGAGAGACTTTACTAGACTTAGGCTTTATTGTAGAAGACATCGAAGAGTGGGAGATAAACACGTATGAGAAGTTAGACAGTAAAATGAGGGAGGTGTTATATGGAGCGCCAAGACGCTACTAGACTAGAAGAGCTAGAGGAGAGACTGGACAGGCTGGAGGCTTTGCTCGACAGCTTAGGAATTACGCTTGGCCAAAAGGCCAGACTGAGAGGGAGCAATTGGGAAGTGTCTGAGTATCAGATTGCCCAATGGGTGCCTGGTACTACACTGCCTCTTGGAGATGGTTCTCAGTATGCACGTTTCGTTAATGGTGGCTTGGAAATACGTGGTGGAAAGTTCGACTTGCGCGCCAGTTTAAATGATACTTCTGAAATACGTGTCGGTGATACTGGGACTCCTGGCGTAGACTATAACGGCATGAGGCTTTATACTGATGGAACTACATGGGCCTTTGAGACAGAAAAAGATGGCAGCCTTGTTTTCCATTTGGATGAAGATGAACTAAGCATTTATGGAAATGTGGGAATTGGGATTGACTGCCCAACTGGACCCACAAGCAGACTAGACGTGCAGGCTGCTAGTGGTGGCGACTACGTACAGCGATGGCTCGCTGATGATGGAACTATCATAGGGACTTTTTATATTGGACTTAGTAATGAAGGTAGAATAGAAGTTAAAAATGGCTCTTCTCAGGATAGAGCACTTCTCAGTGCAGTCGGAGATGAAGGTTCTATCAGTTTGATGGACTCGACAAACACAAAACAGATTTTTCTCTACGCAGGGGGGGACTCTTATTTTCTTAGTGGCAATCTAGGCATTGGTACAAGTTCTCCTTCCGACATCCTACACATCGTTTGCCCAAGCGGAAAGGGGCTTACTCTTGCAAAGGCTGACGCGCAGACGCAAGAGACGACGATATTCACCATCGGGCACTCTAAGTTTCAGGACCAGGAGTTTGCCGACGGCTCCCCTCGCCGAATGCTGTTTATGGCAGGAGGAAGCGACTTTCAGGTTCTGAACCAAGCAGGCTCACAATACATCGCCAGGTTTACTAGCTCGTACATTGGACTTTACTTGTCAGGTACAGAGAAGATGAGGCTCAATGCTACGGGCCTAGGAGTATTGACCAACGCCCCGACAACTGGATTAGATGTAGACTCGGATAAGATACGCATACGTACATCTAAGACGCCCGCCTCAGCGGGTGCTGCTGGTAACCCTGGCGACATCTGCTGGGACAGCAATTACCTTTATGTTTGTGTTGCTACCAATACTTGGAAGAGAGTAGCTCTCAACTCATGGTAGAGTTAAGCGTTCACCTAGAGCGTCTAGAGACGCCTATAACTCCCATCATCAAAAACTCTAAGCTGGAGTGGGTATACATCGTCAACCCACCAGCCGAAAACCCCTTCCCAGGTAAGAAGGTTGTGGGCAGGTTTGTCTTAGACGAAGAGCAGAGCCTCATCGCCCAAGGCGCTCTCGGTGCAGCGCGTTGGTGGGAGCTAAATGCAGAGCGCGTGGCACAGGCCAGGTATCTCTACGCCATCGTCGTCTGCAACGAACCAGTAGGAGACTGGCCTGTTGTCAATGAGTACATGAAAGCCTGGCAGGACATCTGTAAGCTCTCCTTCCCCTACCTCAAGACGGTTGTAGGAAACTTTAGCGCGGGCTGTCCAGAGCCAGAGGAGGCGCGATTCTTTGCCTCCTCTATCAAGGAGGCCGACTACATCGGCTTCCACGAGTACTGGGTGCCAGAGCATTGGGAGAAGGCAACCATCTGGGCTGGCTGGTTAATGGGCCGATACAAAAAGTTTATGAACCATCTCCCTCCCAGTCTAAGAGACAAGAAGATTCTCATAACCGAGACGGGCTGTGATGGTTTGACGTTAGAAACTCTAGGAAAACCTAATAAGGAGGAGGGGTGGAAAAAGTTCTACTCCTCTCCGCAGGCTTACTTAGTAGACTTGACAAAATATAAGAATCTCCTAGACTTACGAGTACAGGCTGCCTTCGTCTTTGGTGGTGGGCCTTGGCCTAGATGGACGAGCTATGAAGTCACACCAGAGTTGATGGAAGGCATCCTAGCACTAAATGAGGAGGTAGAGATGCAAAACCCAATCAGAATCAAAAAGCCAGACGGTACCATCGAGGTGATGGAGCTTGAGGAGTATCTTGCAGGAGTACTCCCAAAGGAGATTTACCCTACCTGGCCTCCTGCTATTCTGGAGGCTCAGGCCATAGCAGCTCGTACCTATGCGCTGGCGATGCGCGGTAGGCATCAGGACGAAGGTTTTGACTTGTGTAGCACAAGCCATTGTCAAAACTACTCCGATAAGCGTGTACCCTCTTGTACTCTTGCAGTAGAGGCTACAAAAGGTATTGTAGGCATTCATAAGCAGACGGGACTGGTTGTGCCTACCTACTATTCTGCCTCTTGTGGTGGCCATACTAAGGGCGATTGGGGCGATTACTTAAAGGAGTGGACAAACTGCCCTTGTGCCCAGTATGGTAAGCCTGTGAAGGGACACCAGAACGGTTTATGCCAGTGGGGTGGGAAGGCACTAGCTGACTATGGCAAAAACTGGATGGAGATTCTCGACTCGTACTACGACCTGCGTTGGGTAGGAGACTATGGACGGGGCGAGGAAATCGTTATGGAGCCTTCTGAGTCCCTAAATGAAAGGCTGACAAACCTAGAAAAAGAGGTTCAGCTTCTGAAAGAGGCTTATTCCCAGTTGAAGCTAATCAAAACGACGCTCGTTGTATACGGGGAGGAGGGATGAGAGATGGCACAAAGCAAACTTAAGATTCTTCAAGAGGTGCAGAATGTACTGAACATGGGTGACAAAGAGCTGGAGATGTTGCCTAACGTCATCAAATCGCTGATTGCGGAAGCCACTATTCCTCCAGCCAGCTTAACTCTCGTGTTCAACCCGCTCACTGGCCAGATTAAACAGGTTACCGTCTCGGAGACACGGCCTAGTGCCCAGCGGTACATGATGATTGCACGAATCCTCCTCCAATTGTCGCAGCGATTCAACGAATTAGCGGTGGAGGTGAAAGATGTGGGTAAAGAAGAGGGAGTGGGAGGAGCTGAGGGGCCACGTGGAGACGATGAACCACGAGCTGGGGCAGGTTCAGACCGACATGAAGTGGGTGAAATGGCTCCTTCGGGGACTAACTCTAGCGATTTTAGCAAGTAATATAACAATTATCATAAAGCTATTCTCATAAAAGGAGGTGCTGATGAGCGACGTACTCTTAGCCTTTGCGCCTCTCATCTTGGCGGCGGCCATTGTTGAGGGGGTTGTTGAGTTTGTCTTTTCTCCAGCTATGGAGGCGATGTTTCCTAAAGACGAAGAGGGGAATGCCAGGCTTCGTACTCTTCTCTTGACGTTTATTGCTATCGTCTTAGGAATCTCCATTGCGCTGGACTATGGGTTTGGTTTGCTCAAGACTTTCAATCTGCCTGTCAAGTTTCCCATTCTTGACAACATTCTAACTGGCATCTTGATAGGCCGAGGCAGCAACTTCATGCACCAGTTTGTCTCCAAGTTCATTCCTGCAACAGAGAATCGGCGGGTTTAGCTCGCCCGCCGACATCTCTACCCTCCTAGACTGGCCCCCCGTGAGGGGGGCTGGTCGTTATTTTCTAGAAAGGCGCAAAAGAAGCAGAATGGAAAACATAAGTATAATCTGTACCAAGAAAAACCCGAAGAATCCGATTAGAAACTGGATATTCTCCTCACTCATTAGATTCCCTCCTATGCTACTAAGTCACATACGCCAGAAGGACAAGCCAACACCTCGTCTTTTCGTGAGGCAGTCCGATACACAGTAAGGCCCTTTAAGCCCTTTCGCTCTGCTTCCAAGATGATTTGTATCACCTCCTCTATCGTAGTGTTGTGAGGCAAGTTGATGGTTTTTGAGACGGCGTTATCTACAATCTCTTGAGCTGCCGCCTGCATGTCTAAGTGGGCCTGCCAAGGCATTTCTGTTGCCGTTTTAAGCACCCACTTTAACTCATCGGGGGCCTTAGTATAGGCCACAGAGCCTGTTCGGGCAATGCTCTCCCAATCATCGTCTGTGAAGGTGTACTTGTAACGCTTAGCTACCATAGAGAGAATCTCGTTTTGAGGAGCAAACTCTCCAGCCTCTACTTTCTTCACAGCACTGAAAGAGAAAAACGGCTCAATGGAATAGGAGACGCCAGCTATCATCGCAATGCTTCCAGTAGGCGCAATCGAAAGCTGGGTAGTATTTGGTACGCCCCAATTCTTCTGGCTATCATGTTCACTCACATACTCCGCAGCCTCCTTGATAGTAGTAAGCACCTTCTTCAGAAAGACGCAAGCGTCGGCGCTGGCATAGGGAATGCCTGACAAAGCCAACGCATCGGCCAGGCCCATCACGCCCAAACCAATAGGACGATACTGCATCTCAAACTCTTTTATCTTCTTCAGTGGCCAGACGGTTTTGTCAAGCACCCGATTAAGCATTAACGCACCATCGTAGGCCGTATACCAGAGCTTGTTGAAGTCCATCTGATACCACGTATGGCAGGACACCAAGTTAATGCTACCCAGACAGCACGCCCCATATGGGGGAAGAGGCACCTCTCCACAAGGATTCGTCGCCTCGATACGCACCCCAAAAGGATTGTCTCTATTGATATTGTGCAAGAAGAGCACTCCAGGCTCTCCATTCTGCCAGGCACGCTTGGCAATCTCCTCTAAAATCCGCTGCGTCGTCCAACCACACGGCCAAACACGGTCAGGCTTGCTATTCATAAACTCATCAGAGAGACCTACCGACAGGTTGAAGTTTGTCAGCACCCCCTCTTGACTCTTGGCCTTGAGAAAGAGAGGCAAATCTTTATGCTCCACATTGAGCACACCCATCATCGCCCCTTGCCGCTTCCCTCCCTGGCGAATAACATTCATCGCCTCATTCCAGAAACGAGCAAAGGAGACGGGACCAGAAGCTCTGCCCCGTGTAGTCTGGACCAGACTTCCCTCTGGACGAATGGGGGAAAAGTTAATACCAACACCCCCACCATACTTCTGAATCATCACAGTATCTGTCAAGCACTGCATGATGTCAGCAATAGAGTCTGCTATTGGCAAAACAAAGCAGCTACACATCATCGGGAAAGGACTGCCCGCGTTCATCAGAACAGGAGAGGAGGGGATAAACTGCTTAAACAGCATCCGATAGTAAAAGCCAACCTTCTCTCCCTCCCAGTCTCCCAAGAAGAAAGCCACTCGCGCACAAACATCCTCCCAGTCCTCTTCTCCTTCTCTAAGATAGCGTTGTGCAAGTAAGTCGTGTATCGTTGTCATCACTCTTTACCCTCCGCCCAGGAATATCCGAAGTGAACATCGAGTGCAAAAGGCACACCCGCAATCTCAATCTCATACAGCTCTCGTAGAAACCGCTCCAACTTCTCTTTTTCCTCCTCTTTATCTGGTATTTCCACGATGACTTCATCGTGAATCTGTGCTAATACATCATACTCTCTTCGCACTAACCATATCAGGCCATCATTAATCAACTCAGCTACTGAACCTTGAATCTCAAAGTTTAACGCCTGGCGCACACAACGCGCCTCTTTTGCCCGCTGGTCATCCTCATCCACGATATGCGCCTTTTGCATTGCCAACTCATACTCTGCCTGCCACAACAACTCCCTTCTGCTCTGGCGTAAGTACTCTTCTGACGAAGGAGGAGCCGTCACTCGTGGCGGCTGTTGGATAAGGATAGGTTTACGCCACCTACCAAGATACGTCGTCACATACCCATAGCGCATCAGCTTCCACGTCTCTTCCTGCTTCCAAGTAGACACCCCAGAGAAGGTAGTATAAAAGTCATTAAGTAGCTCTTGTGCCTCTTCTTCTGAGATGCCAAGACGTGTTGCTAGAGACTTTGGCCCAATGCCATATATCGTACCAAAGACGATAGTCTTGGCACTGGTACGCATTCGCTTTCTCTCCTCTTCGTCTCCCTGCTCCCAAGCATCAGGCCAAAGACGAGATGCCAGCATAGCATGGATGTCCGTACCCTCTCTTACAACTTGGATGAGACGCTCATCCTGTGACATCACAGCCAGCATACGCACCTCTGCTTGCTTCAAGTCAGCTACACACAATATCTTCCCAGGTCGTGATATGAACCAGGAGCGGGGGTTATACTCCCAACCAGCCGATGTAATGGTATCAGCGCGGGGAATTGTCTGAAGAGCAGGCCCCCGCTTATGGTTCAGCTTCTTGTTCTGACTCGATACGCTAGTAGAGTACCTGCCCGTCACTGTACCCGTCTGGTTCCACTCTGGGTGTACAGTACCATCTTCCCACACTACATCAAGTAGTGCCGTCACATAGGTATTCTGTAGCTTTTCCAAACGCCGCATCTTGAATAGCGGTTCCCAAAGCGGGTCGTCTGGATAGCTTTTAGCCAGAAGCTCCAATACCTCACGCGAGACAGAATAATTGCCAGCCTGCGTCATAGGCAACCGATAGCCCTTTTCCAAAAGATAGGCAGCAAGCTGTTGTGAGCTATTTGGGTTAGCGTCGTCATACTCTATTGACGTGAGTTTACTCCAAATAGGATGGTCTGGTAGCTCTTCATACAGCCGCTTTAACTTAGATTTGCTCAGCGACACGTTGCCACTCGCCAGATAGTAGACTTCTGGATTAGCCGTAAGTGGCACGAGATTTTGCAGCTCCTCTTGCAACTCACTTTTAGTACCAGGATAGTTAGCAGCATCTATAACAACCCTCTCCCTCGGAGAAAGCAGCCCTACTATTTGTTGCCGATAGCTTTCGATTTCCTTTTGCACTTCTGATTGCACTTGAAGCACACGGTGCACATCCACCTGAATACCCAGCCGCTCCATCATCATCGTTACATAAGCCATAGGAGCTACGCACCGAATATAGTACGCTCCTATTCCACGCTTGTATAGATGACCAGAAAACAACACCGCTAAGTCAAAGGTGTTGCGAACATCTGCTTTAGCATACTCAGCACGCTCTTCAGGAGTCCACTCAAGAAAATCTTCCTCCCATACGCGCTGCTCTCGGCCTAAGAAAATCCAAGAGAGGGCCTTCAAACTGAGAGCGCCCAGTTTCCGCTCTCCTACTGAAACCTTAGCACCAATCAGATTTTCGTCCACCAAAACAGCCATTGACATAGTGTCCCACCAGTACCGACATTCTCTAAAGCAAGAGGGAATCATGTTTAGTTGACTCCACATCTCACGGTAGACAAAATACATATCGAAACTGGCATTGTGACTTATAATTACATGGTTTCCGTTGTCAAGAAGAACATACAGCTTCCTCCAAACATCGTAAGGAGAGTGTTCCTCAAAGTCTATATACCACTCTCCCTTCTCTGTTGCCAAAGCAACACCAATCACCTCTGCATCTAACATATCCAAACCCGTTGTCTCGATATCGAGTGCAAAATAGTATGCCTTATGTAATGCTTTCCAAAGACTGTCCACCCTTCTCCTTTCCCTCCTTTCTTGATATCAGCTTAAAGCTCCAAACTAGCCTTCCCTTTTCTAATCCCTGGCGTAACTCCAGACCAGTAACACCAACCGCCTCCAAGAAAGCCCCCGCCCGCTCCTCGTTATACAGCATCTCCTCCTTTTGGAGTAACAACATCAAAAAGGCGATGACTCGATACAACAACTCTGTCTGCTGCTTGACATAGGCGAGAGCGTCTAATGAGATGCGCGTAGTACCTTTCCTATTCAGCTCTGCTTGAATATCCTCAAACGTAAGGTTGCCAATCTTCAAGACAGACGCTAGAGGGACATCATCCCCCAGCATGTTCTTGAGAAACACTTCCATTGCCCTCCTCTCTCAAAGCCATTAGTAGCGACATCAAGTAACGAAAATGTCTCGCATACATGACAACGTAATCATCCTTAGCTCGCCGACAATCTTGGTGCCAGTGAACAACAGGAATCTCAATGTTAGCATTCATTTCAGCCTGCTTCATCCACTCGTGTAGGTACTTAGGTATCTTCTTGCGCGTCTTAACTTCGATAGCAAACAGCCCCCACACAATATCCGTAACACGCTCACCCCGAAAGAGGCGAGATACCCTCTCTGCTTTGGGACCAATGTCACTATACCACTCTGTTAATTCCTTTTCCTTCTCTTTCCAGCTCTTCATACCCGCTCCTCTGCCTCTACTCTAAGCTCGTTCAAATCTCTCACAATATAGAATAGCCCCTTTCCCACATACCGCAACACGAGCTTCTAGCTTCTCATTTCTCTCTAACAGCTCAGCTACGCTTATCTCCAACTGTTCGATTCTCTCGTTCGGATTCATCCTCTACCTCCTTCCATTCCACTACTTTCACGTCTATATTCCTCATAACCAAACGCTTTGGCACAACAACGCCGCGTGTCTCCCACGTACCGTGTCTCCCCAAACTGCCACGAGTCTTAAACCACTTGGAGCGGCGCTGGCGCATCCAACAAATACTCTCTCGCAGCCAATAACGTAACTCTGGCAACGGCAAGAAGTATAGTCTACGCTCTGTAAGAAACACAAAACACAGAAAATCAGCGATACTACGGTCAAGTGAACCTGGTCTATCACCAGACGCTAACTCTAGAAAGAAGTAATCAGAATCATGGGTATCCACTTTAACCTCTACCCATCCATAATCAGATACCCACAAGTCAACCCCACGGCGTTGCATCTCCTTATTCCCTTCATAATCCAAGCAAGTATGCCCCCGTTCTGTCAGAAGACGTATCACTTTCAATACTCCCTGCCGCCCTACCTGCCACTGTCGGCTAAACGAGAATGCCTTTTCCACAACGCCTCCAACTTTGGTATTAAGTATTCACGCGCATCTGTTACGTCTTTTCCCCACTCGATGTCCCACGTCAGACAACAAATCTCCGTCTCATCCAACAGCTCCACTACCGTCTTATCCATCAACACCCTCTCAGAAAAGAGCCTACGCACAGCCCCTCTACCCGCCTCATCCTGGTCATACAACAAATAGACACACTTAAAGCGGTTAAAGAAGCTCAACCAGGGCTTCCACGACGTTCCAGCTCCGCTAGGTAAAGACAAAGAGGGAAGGTTGTGCTGTAGTAGGAGGGCTGCATCTAGCTCCCCCTCAGTCAGAAAAAGTGCCTTGCTGTTGCCGTGTCGCTCTCTGAATACATCCCACGGATACAGGTAGTCGAACGTTCGATTGGCCAGCGCCCAATACTTGGGCTGCTTCTCAGTATGATAGGCGGGGTGTATTCGATACTTGCAATTGACAAGCTCATTGTTAGCAAAGTGTGGAATAGTATAAGCCCTCCCCGTCCACCCTATCCGTAGACACTCGATAGTCTCTTTCTCTAAGCCCCTGGCCAACAGCCAATCCCAAGCGATGCCGTGTGGATAGAAGTTAACTAACTGCTGGTGAAACAGAAGCAGCTTACGCTCGTCGAGAGGGGCAGGCTCCGATTCTATACGTTCTGCCTCTTGGTGCTCAAGGAGGAAATCCAGCGCCTCCTCAAAAGAGAGCTTGTAAAACGTCCTGACGAAACGCAGCACGTCGGCATAAGCACCGCAAGAGAAACAATATACATGGTCAGGGTAGACATGGAGCGAGGGCGTATGGTCGTCATGCCAGGGACAAAGCACTTTGTTGCTACCCACGAGCTTCGTCAAATCAACATGACGTTTCAGCTCTTTGACATCAACCCAAGCCCGTCTCCCCATCCTACGCTCCTAGTAGTAGTCTTCCTGTTGAAACTCCTCTGGCTCAATTACCTCGCCCGTAACAGCGATTCTATCACAAGCCCACTTTACCGCGCAACCATTACAGTAGTTTAGGTTACAATGCCGCATAGAAGGAACGTTATACTCTTGGAAACCCAGTTGCAGTATTTGCCAACCCCTCTCTACAAACTCTATAAATGCCTCTTCACTTTGCAGATACTCATGCTCGATTATGGGAATCTCCTCTCCCTTTACTTCCGTCGTTGTTCGTTGCAGTGCATACTTCCACGAGATATAGTTGATAGCAACCTGCTCCACTGGGTAACACGACCATCGAGACAGCCACGTATAAACTGCTAATTGTAACACATGCTCCAACCTAGCCGTCTTCGGTATCACTGAGCAAGTTTTATAGTCCTCTAACCTGTGCTGCTCAGGGTAGTAAACATCTATCTGCCCCGACAGCTTTATCTCTTTATGTCCAGGGACAGGCACAGTAAGACGACGCTCCCGAACCACAGACACGCCAGACGGAAAGCGCAACGAGGCCAGCCCTTCGTGAATCAGAGTGCCCCGCAACTGCGCGTAGAGCTGCCCTGGTAACACATAGTAATCAAGAATCCTAGAGAGCACCGTCTGCCGCCAAGTTAGCCCAGCTATCATCGAGGCAGTAGGAGTCCTTATCTTTCTCTCTCGAAACATAGTATAGAGAATTGCATAAGGTATCCCTCCTACGTGCCCCACTTCCAACGCCTCTTTGAGAGCATCCTCTTTACTTTGCAAACTCCCATTCCTGATGAGTCCTTTTATCACTATCATCTCCTTTCGGGGAGAGCAACACGCCCTCCCCTTCCTCTACTTTGATTCGACGTAATCACCCATAGACTCAGGCTCAAAAACTATAGACCATACCCGCCTGCTAGGGTCTACAATCTTATCCACCAGCTCCACGATGGCACGCTCATAGGCCAAGTCAAGCCCCCGCTTTACATCTAGCGGGTCAAGAGGATGTCGCTTGGCTGTACCTACTGCCCGATAAAGCTGGTTATCCATCTTCACACTAGCAACCACAACCGACACGTTTTGTCTAGATAGAGCAGCAAACTCTATCTTTACTCGCTGTTTGACATCCTCTTTCACTATCCTACGCACACGTGATGGGACCATTTTACCACCTACTGTTGTTTCCCAACTCTTCCTGAATCCACTCTGATGCTTCGTCCTTAGTCCAACCCTCCATGCCAGCAGGCACATCCATATCCTGCTCCTCACATAACCGCTCAATCAACTGAATCTGACGACGTGTAATCCCCTCATCAGAGCCCCTTGACGAACGACGGCTTCGCCTAGACATAGAGCGGCGGCTGCTACGTTTGCGCGTCGTAGACTTACGTCTAAAGATATTCTTCTCTGCCTTCTGCTCTTCCATCAGCTCATTGATAAAAGCCGCCACCTCAGCACGGGTGGCATCCTCAATTCCCTCTGGCACTTTCATATCCATGTCATGGCAAAGCTGGGTGAGAAAGCTAATTTGAGAGTCTGTGGGCTTATTCTTGTGCTCCTTAATCTCCTCAGCATACTCCTCTCGCAACGTTTCCCACAACTTCACAGCAGCAGCAATGTTCTCCATTACAGCGTCTTGTGTCTCTGCTCGGAGATGTAGTTTGATATGCCCAAGCACATCCCACAAATCCGATGGCGAGTCAATCTCCAAGTTAGGATACCCCGCCGACTCCTTCACTGCATCCGACATCTCTTTTTCCACCTCCTTCTTCTTTGGCTCAAATCCCCAGACACGCTGGGTTGCCGATTCTGCAAGCTCTTCCTTACTCAAATCCATGATACGTCCTACTGTCATCTCTACCTCCAATCATTTCTCTGGAACCACAGCTCAACTGCTCCTGTCGCCAAATCCACAGCCAAGTCTAACTTATCCTGTGCCACATAACGCCCTTTACCCACCTCCAATACCAGATGGCGCACGCTTCCTAGCTGCTCCTTCTCTAGCCTAGCCAACAACACCAAATCCGCATCATATGTAGCCGCTACACCACTACGCATGTGCTTCGTCGTCAAAGACGACGCCTTCTGGCCCTCTCGGTTTATGTCAAAGATGCTCAATACATGACAATCCCCCCTTCGCGCCAATTCGCGCAATCTCATAGACTTCTCGCCCTGTAACATCACCATGCTTCCATCAAACGATGGCTCCTCAATCAAACGAAAGTAGTCCACTACCACCAAACATACATCATACAACACCGACAGCTCATCAAGCACACTCTGAAAATCCAGAATGCTTCGCGCCTCAAACTCAAAGAACAGGTGCTTACCGTAGACTGTGGCCGTCAACTCATAGAGAGACTCAAAGCTACGTCGGATACCCTCCCATTCTTCAGTCCCTATCTCGGCTGGCACTTTACCCTGCAAGAGCCTACCCGCATCCAACACTAGCCCCTCCTTCTCCTGGGCTAAGCGCACCAGCAAGCGCGTCACCAGCGGAAACTCTGCCATCTCAAGAGACCAGAACACCACGATGGGGCGCTTTCCCTCTTTGTCTAATATCCGCCGTCGAACCTCATCGTCATAAGCACTGCCAGTCAAAACATAGCCCGATACAGGCCGAGCGTCTGGGTGCTCAGCAAGCCATAGTGCACCATATAGCGCCCAACCCAAAGCCAACCAACTCTTGCCTACACCCGAATCACCAACAAGATAGGTTAGCTCTTGACGTTTCCAACCACCGCCTATCAGCTCATCAAGCTCAGGCAGGCCCGTACTCAGGCCAATGGGTTGAGTCGTCACCATCCGCTCAGCCAACATGCTGTAAAGTTGTGAAACTATATCGGAGAGGAAGGGCATCAAGCATCGTAGTAAACAATCTTTGTCGGGTCTACTAGCCCATGACGACGAAAGCGCATCTTAGCTGCCTGCGCCAGACGGAGACGCAGCCAGTTCTCCGAGTGTTTGTTGCAAGCCCGAAAGCCAACCGTTTTTGGGGTGCGCTGTAACAATATCGTCAAGCTCTCCGCTGTCCCAGGCCAGTAGCTGGCCCTTGACGTTTGCAACGAAAAGATTGAGAGAGCAAGACGACCATCAAGAGAGGGTAAGTAGGGCGTGGCTACCACTAGCACGGGCTTAGCAAAGAGCAACGATAGCTCTGGCCGAACGGGGTTGCGAAAAGGAACCAGTTCCGTTAGCCAAACAGTACGCCAGCCCTGTATATCAATCTCAAAAGTAGTCTCAGTAGTCTTACGTACGCGGGCTACTGCCTCAGCAACAGCACGAGGGTGAGGGACTTTAGGCATACTCCCCCTCCTTGAGCCAACGCCGCTGTTTACGCATCTTGCGCGCTTTCGCCTCAGCCTTGCGCTTCTTCACCCGCTCATAATACTCCTTAGCACTAAGCCTTTTCCGTCGCATCATCACGCCTCCTCATAGTCTTGCCAGATATTATATAGCAATCTGTCTCCCATCCAAATCAGAACGTTAGCCATCTTTAGGCTTCATCCGCTCTGCATCATACACCTTCTCTAATACATATTGTGCTACTTCCTCAGCATACCGTTCGTGCGGCCTATCACTGTAAGAGCAAAGCAGAAAAGCGAGACGAGTCTTATCGTCGGGCATGGCGTAAGCATGAGCCAGCTCATGTGCTAACACCTCGATAAACATGGAGAAAGGCATCTGGCACTCGCCAGAATAGCACACCACTATCTTTGACACGCTGCCTGGCGCACCCAAATGCCAGCCCTCTGTCCTCTCCCCATGCTGGAAAAGAATATGAATCTCATCTGCTTGGTAGTACTCATATTCAGGCGGATTCCGCTTGACATATGCTGCGACTAGCTTATTGCACCTCCTTACCCACTTGGCGGGGGCAGGCACAACCCCAGCCGAACCCGCCCCCACTTTCCAACTGACACTAACTACCACTACTTCCTTCTTCCCCTTTGACATACTCTACTGCCAATCGCCAGGGACAATAGCCCTCGTGATGAGAGGCGTCTTCAATCCAATCAATGCCAGTAACAAAAGGATTCTCACCCTCTCCCTGTTGCACCAAAGCCCAGCCGTCTACAATCGCCTTGCACATCGTGCAGTGGTAAGTAGCCCCGTTGACATGACACCAAGGACATTCTTTAGCAACCAGCTTGACAATTCCCTCTGCGTCCATCCTGTAGCATCCCTCCCTTCACATAACAGTCAAAGATACGCGATACCTCTTTCGCACGCTGGCGCAAGTTAGCATCGCTAACCGCCAGCACGCCCTTTACCTTACCATCTCCCCTCAACAACACCACATCTTGCTCATCATACGGCACGCCGCTTATGTACAATTCGACTTTAGGAACCTCATCATACGCATATAAAACGTGCTTACTGCTTACAGCCCAAAGTTGCCCCGTCTCTACACCTCGCAACGTACATACTGGAGCACCTGGTCGCCAGACATCCACAACCTCTAGCCCCTCTCCCTCTGGTAGCTCCAACATCGCCAACAGATGTCTTGCCAAATTGCTACGCAAAGGACGGATAGTCCCAAGAGGGGGAGCCGAGTCTTGCTTCAGGGCTATGACTCTATCTGTCCAGACAAACACCCCAGCCTCTTGCACCACATACACCGTCTTGACACTGCGTAGTTTACCAAACCTACGCATCGTTTTGAGCAGACTCTCCTCGATATACATTGTCATCATCCTTTCGGACTGGCCCTACTAGAATCAGATTGGGCACATGCACTACCTTATCTGGCTCATATCCGTATTTCTCTCGGAACCTGCGCTTGGCCCACTCGACATCCGAGTCTGGCGTAAAGCCAAGCCACAACACACCCTTCAAGCTAGTGCCTTCAAGATTTACCACCATCACCTCCTTCTTGTGACGATTACACCAGGCATCCCTTATTAGCTCTGTTGTCGAACCGTTACGACAATACTTTATCACCGCCTCACATGCTGCCCATGCGTTACGAAAGAAGAAAATGTGTGCCCGAACAGCAGAGATGGCTTCGCTTTGCGAAAGCAAACCTACCCTTTGGATTGCCTTAATAAGTCGCGGATACCTAGCCAACAGCGTCTCATCCGCTAGCACCTCAGCCACAAGACGGTGGTCATCATCTGTCCAAACCCACTTGCCATACCGAGCAAGCTCCACACCCGCAAGCCAAACTTCCTGTTTCACTTTTCCCTCCCTTTGGGGGTGCACCAAGATAATGCACCCCCTACTTGTTTACGATAGCGCCCGTTCTAGCGCTTCTACCTCAAAGCCATTCTCAGCCAACCATGCCTTGATTGCCTCGGCATCCTTCTCAGCACAGAAGATAGTCGTCGCTAGGCTAAAGATATTTGAGGTGGGCTCGATGAGAATGTACAGCCCCTCGCCAGGGGCATCTTGGCCATGCTCTGGAAGCCAATCACCCAAGTCGTTGACAAGGTGTTTCCAGCCCACATCAGAGTATCGGCCAGTCGCCCATCCATTAGTTAACTCGACGTAACCCTCTTTCAGTTTAGTATCATAGAATCCCCCCCAGCCATATGTCCTATGCCACTTACGCTTCTCAAGTATATCGTCAACCCATTCCGCATCCTCGCAATTCTCTATATCTTCTCTGATATAGTCGCCTATCTTGACAATCTCTTTCCCCTCTTGATGATAGTGTAACAACGTACTGGCATACTCTACGTCGCTCTCATAGCACGGATAGCACAACACACCATCGGGCACACAAATCCCATCATCATAGTCAAGCCAAGCCTCACAACTCACACACTGCACCCCTCCATTGTCCTGGATTTCCTTATCCCTCTTGGCCTTACACACATCACACATAGTCTTGTAACTCCAGCCTACCCACACATCACCCCAATCCTCGCAATCCGCAAAGTCTTTGCCGCAAATCTCGCACTTGTCCCTCGACATGATTCACCCCCCACCTACATGTAGTGCCCAAGGAGACAGATTACGGATGACACGCATACCGCCACATGCCTTGACGATAAGACGCGCCAGCTCACGGTTAGCCCGAACGGTTTTCAAGTCACATGTCCCTACCCTCTCTTTCAAATAGCGCGCCACATCCTGCGGACACATGCCCAACAGCCGATAACATATCTTGGCATCTTGGCCCAAGAAGAATGACTGTTCTGGTAAAGTCTTTGTCTCAGGCAAGACTAAAAACAAGTCATGCCCAAACCCATATCCGTTCCGTTGCCACTCAATTCTAGCATCCATTGTCATACTCCTTTACGTCTAGTCCCTCATCCTTCTGATACTGTTGCCATGCCTCTTTCGCAACAAGGATAGGCTCCAATGTTATGTACACCCAAGCATCCCAACCCTTGCCGTCCCAACGCTGTACACTATAGCAGCCTTGGCGTCTTATGTCGCCGCGTACACGATAAGACGGCTCATCCGATTGGCTGACATAGTCAAGCCAATCCTCTTTCAGAAACTTGGCGTATTCAATTGCCTCTTGCTTTGTGCGAAACCACTGCCAATCATCGGGCAAGTAGTCAAGCACCCCTACAGACACTTGCCACACTTTCATATCTCTTTGTCCTTTCCACCTCTTACCCTCAAAACCTCGATTATAAAGTAGTTTTCCCATTCACCCTCATAGTTTCTCCAGTATGTTACATAAAACCCATCCTTTCGTATGTTGCCACTAACTCTATGCTCCCCGCTCTTCATAATCCTATTTTTATATTCTTTCGCTATTGCTATAGCCTCCCTCTTTGTCTTTGTGCAGTGCCTATAGTCTAGCAAGTAGCCTGGTAAACTTACAACAACACACCAACACCCCTCACTAGCCATCACCTTTATCCTTTCGCTTGGCGAGAGGGAGCGGGGGGCACTCCCCGCTCCCCTCACCGTTCCTACCCCAACCATGCGAACGGTAGCGACGGTAGCGCTTGCACACTGGACACCACTCTTCACCGTCAAGCACTTGCCGCAATTCTGCACCGCATGTGTGACAATGCCCACAGTACGTTACCCTTTCTTTCATAATTCACCACCTTTGTAGGGCGGGGCATCCCCCGCCCTCTTTGCTTATTCTGCACCGACAAACACCACTACATCGGCGGGCTTGACGCTAAAGAGGACTGTTTCCTGGTCAAGCGTCTTTGCTACACGTCTAGCCAACGCGGATAGCTCTCCAAACTTTCGCTTGACTAGCGCGTCTTGCGCAAAGCTAGAGACAACAGTCACACTCTCAATAACGTCTTGCCCATCACGATTACGGTACAGGCCCACACCTTGCGTTTCCGTCAACCCGCCAAAAGCATCGTACATAACGCTCTCGACATGCCGTAACATGCTATCGCGCAAGTGGCGCGGCATAAGTGTGCCGTCTCTCGTAACTATCGGTATGTAAAACTGAACTTCTTTATAGTTGTTGTTCGTCATATGTCGCTTTCCCTTTCGACTATGCGACGCGCAACGTACTCCAAGACAATCCAAACCATTTGTGCCTTGAATTGAGTCTCGGTGTTTATGTCGCCATGCGCACAACCCGCCACAAGAGCCAAGGGTTTTGTGTAACCGTAGGCTTGCGCCATATCGCACAACACATCCCATAGCGCGTCTTTATACTCGTCGTACATCTCGGTTAGCTCATAGTCGTAAATGAAACCCCGTACACCATACGCCATGCCACGCTTTGCTATCTCTGCTATAGACTCTGCACCAGCGCGCTTTCGCAATACCCGCTCTAGCCGCTCATATGATTGTGTTGACATGTTAAGTGTCCTTTCGTGGGCGGTGAACCTGTAAGCCCACCGCCCATATAACTACTTTCCCCCAAAACTCGCCCTCTCAATCTAGTCGCCACCCCGAGTCATGCGCGTATTCAGTTGTAAAGAAAGAGATGTTTTAGTTGTCACCCCCCTTACCGATAAAAGTATGCGACACTACCAGCGTCATAGTCACGAACGTAACGCGAAAGAGTCGCTTCACGCCCTACAAGGTATCGCATAAGACGTATAGCACTAGCTTGGGTAGCAAACTGTGCCATATGTTTTGGTAACCCGTATTCTTGCGCAAACCCCCCGTCAAGCACAACGACAGTCCAACCCGAGTCACCTTCAGTTCGTTGTAACACCCATGTAGGTTTCATGCTGTTGCCCCTTTCAATTCTAGCAGAGTTTCCGTCTCTCGAAAGATGATGTGCGCTAGTTCTACATCTGATAACCCCCTTTCTCGCCAAGAAGCAATCCACTTGGCAACAGCCCAAGCAGCATTGTTGTTGAGCCAAGCATACTCCAGCGTCGCTGTGACAAGATTGTCTTTGTGTTGTTGTGTGTCTCTCTTTCCCATTCTTTTCCGCTCCCTTGTTCACTGCTTGCCTTTCCGATGCGGAAACCCCGCACCCTCATCATAGCACACTTGACAGATTATATCAAAGCAAGTTAACGATTCATTATTTGAGAATCTATTGGTGTTTACAAAAGTTTATTCAAGTTTTTCATTTCAGTACTGTAAAGTATAAAAGTTTTTAGTCCATCGGTTAGCAGTCTGCTATTAGTTTTATCTGTTTTCTCGATGGAAAGCTAAAACGTTTGCTGCAAAAAACTTGAGTGTCTCTTGTCAAGGCCCACCTGGACATGATTATTGTCAATTTGCAAAACTTTGCACAAAAAGTCAAAACATATGCCAAAAAAGTCAAAGAATGCAAAGAGCCTTTGCCTATAATGCAAAAGAAGGCAAAGACGGATGCAAAGGACTTTGCCTAGACGTAGAGGGAAAGGCTGATAGTTTTTGGGAGAGTTTGGCAGTTTTTGGCAGTGTTTTTGTGGTGAACACTGAACAGGGCGAAAGACGGCAAAGCACAAGCAAAGGGTAGAATAGAATAGTTGGTCGGCTAAATATGTTTCACGTGAAACAATGGGAGGTGGCGTGAAACATTTTGTGAAACATAGTTAGACGGCTAACTAATCGGTGGCTGGGGGGAATAAGTATTTTAGTATATACTAAAAGTCGAATATGGCGTAGAGCTAGTGGGAAAGTAGCGGAGAGCTAGAGTGCGTGTTGAGAGTAAGTATTTTAGTATATACTAAAAGTCGAATATGATGGGTGGCGGCATGTACCACACATCACCCAAATCGGACAATTTTTGTCCTGTTTTTATGGTAAAGTAGGCCCGCAATGTGCGCTGTCGGATACGGGTATAGGGTATAAAATATGAGTTATTATAGAATAAATCATATAATCGGCGTGTCTCTTGACGTAATGGCGCGAGTTATGTTTAGCGGCGACGGGCATCAGGTATCAGTTCGAGTGCTATGGCGAAGCGACTATGCGAAGTTTACATAAGGCGGCGGCGTGGCTCATGGTATCAAGGCAGGAATCAGCAGAGCAGGAATCAGGAACAGTGTGGCAGCGATATGGGGGACAAGAGGAAAGAGGGAGAGCAGAGGAAGAGCAGGAGGTAGGGGTGAGCACGCACCACAGGAGCCAAAAACGAACTTTACATAACACCCCACCCCGCCCAGCGGGAAGATTCCCTCTTCGTCTAGCAAAAGAGAGGAATGTGTTCTCATCCAGCACCACGACTTTCTAGGCGTGGTTGCTGGGGAGAACACGAGAAGAAAAGATATATAGTAATAGTATTAGTATTAAGTATATGTGCTGTCCGTTGTCTATCCAGTTGCTAGTTATATATTGTCTAGTTGCTAAATAGCACAAGTTAGTTGCTGTACAGCACCATTGGATTGGCGCGTTTCTGTACAGCACTTTATAAGTATATGTACAGCACCTAAGTAGGCTCCTGGAGTATCTGTCTAGTACTTGTAATAAGTGCTATGTGTTTACTTGATTTGACAGCTTGCAGGGGTTGTGCTATCCTTTTGGCAACTATGGTGCAAAGGAGGTGAGATGATGAAAGAGATGTATGTTGACCGTCAACTGGCCGATGATTTGTGGTTTCTCATGGAAGAATCTCCAGACCCTGTAATAGACTGGACGGCGCTTTCGTGGGTATTACTCCAACGGCATTATTCTGGCCCCTATAAGGGCTGGACGGATTGTCCCATGAAGTGGCTGGCCAAGAAGTTGCATTTGGGCTATCCACGTTTGAAAAGGGGATTTGACAGGCTGGAAAAATATGGTATAATAGAAAAGGGTAGAGGTGAGGGTTTCAGGCGCATATTGCGCTATCGTTATCAGACGGAGAGGGAGGAGGGAGTGGCTCGCCCATCGCTAAGAGGCGACGAGTTAGGAGCTTATGGATTGGTGTGGCGCTTCAATCGACAGACCTGGAAGATGGAGGAGATGAAGGTTGCCCCCAGCGAATATGTGAGTTTTCCCACCTGTAGAGCGTGTGGGCGAGTCTACCATCCTACAGAGGGGCGTGGGCCAGAAGGGTTGTGCGCGGGCTGTTATGTGAAACAGCGTATGCGAGAGGCGCTTGAGAAGGATGAGTGGCCCCTACATATCGAGGGTCCCTATGGTACCAGGGACTGGTCGAAAAGTGTGGTGATGGAGTATCTGTGTGATGGGAGTTGAGGAGAGGTTGGAGGCTCTCCGTCCCATGCTAACGAGCCGACAGCTCGAATACATATATGCTAGGCGAGAGTGTGGTTCAGACATAGAGGCGGCGCGTAAGATAGAGTGCAATCCTGCGTCGGTATCTCGTTGGAAGAAGATGCCAGCCTTTGCCGAGGCTTATGAGCTTGTGACGCAGCCTCTGGCGTTAATCCGAAAGGAAAAGGTTTCTCCTGTTATCGCGCAAAAGAAGCAGGAGTTGATGTCACAGCAGTTGGATGCTGTCATCTCTGTTCTTCCAGAGATTGTGCAAGAGAATGTGCGTCTTGCTTTGAACGCTCGTAGCGAGTCGACTCGCCTGAAGGCTATCCAAATGTTGTATGATGCGGTTGGATTCAAAGCGGAAGAGATGATGCCTGTGTCGAAGCAGAGCCAGGTGTTTGTGCAGATGCTTACTCTGATGCGTCCTCAGATAGCCGCTGAGGTTGAGAGGCGCGGGCTTCCTGTGGATGTAGTGGAGGCGGAGTACGACGATGCCGACGGTTAAGCAGTGGGAGAAGACTTATCGTGCTGTGGCGGTGAAGTGTCCTTTGTGTGGTGAGTATATTGCTAGGGATGCTCTTGCCTGGCGGGTGCATATGGAGGCGGAACACTCTGCCAATTCGGATAGTTGGGCTGATACTAAGGAGCGTGGTGGTGAAGAGGGCCCCGCTGATAAGTATTGGTATGTGGTTCGTTGGCCTCAGAAGTGTTATGGTTGTGGTTCGACGTTTGCTACTGCATCGGAGCTTGTGGCACATCTTTCCTCGGTGCACGGGGCTAGTTAGGGAAGGGAGGTGTGAAGTCTGTGTAAGGAGGTGCTGAGATGAGTGGTATTGACCTGGAACGACGACATGAGCTTTGTTTGTATCCGTGTGTGCGGATTCGGACGCCCAAGGCTCTTGGCTCTGGGACGATTCTCTATGTTGAGCAGGTTGATGGTGATGTGTTCGACTGGTATGTGTTGACTAACGAGCACGTGGTAGATAATCTCATCGAGATTAAGAAGAAGTGGAACTCGATGCTCAGGAAAGAGGTGAAGGTGGATGTCCTGGGCACGCCAACGGTAGAGGTTTTCACCTATGCCTATACTAGTCGTACTGTTGGACATAGTGGGCTTCAGGCCGAGATTATGGCTTATGACAAAGAGGAAGACCTGGCCTTGTTGAGGGTGCAGGCCCCTTATGCGTATGAGTATGTGGCGAAGCTCATTCCTCGTGAGAAGATGCGTGATTTGGTTTCGTTCATGGGTGTCTGGAACGTGGGCTGTGGTTTGGGGCAGAAGCCAGTCATTACCTTTGGGTATCTCAGTGCCTTTGGTTGCGAGATTGAGAACAAGGACTACTTTATGATTACGGCTCCCAGCATCTTTGGGAATAGTGGTGGTGCTACCTTCCTGGAGGAGACTGGGGAGATGATTGGTGTCCCTGCGCGTATCAGTGTGACTCCGCTGGGTTTCTCGGCGGATGTGGTGACGCATATGGGCTTCAGCATCACTGCTGAGCGTATCTACCAGTTTTTGGATGACCAGATTTTCGATTTCGTGTATGGTTCGGGGCGTACTTCTGAGGAGTGTGCGGAGGAGCGTAAGGCTAAGAGAGAGGCTGACCTGCGGCATACTGCGGAGAGGGATGAGGATGAATAAGAAGGATGCCGCTCTCGGTGCTGCTTTACGTAAGCTCTTCAAATCTATAGATAAGAATACGGATGTTAAGGTTTACTTTTCTATTCCCCCTGGGAGTAAGGAGCCGCAGGTGTTGGTGTTGGTTACCCCTCTCTTTATGAAGTCTGGGTATGATTTGGACGAGGTGTTTGATAAGGTTGTCAGAAGGCTAGACGGTGAGGTTGGTTGTTAAACAAACTGTTGTAGCTGTTGAGTAGTGTTGCTTTTTGCTTAACGGAAGTTTAATAAGAGGCTATTAAGTGAAAAGGGTTTTCGCTGTTCTGCTCTTTCTGCTCGCTGTTCTGCCTGCTAAGGCGGATGGAAGTGTAACGCTATGGAGGGACCATACTGTTGTTGTCTCTTGGCGTAGCTTCCATGTGGGCGATGGGAAGTTTAATTGGGACAAGTTGGATAGGATGCTCTATGAGCGAAGGCCAGCGCATCTTATCGTTCTAAATGCCACTCCTGAAGCTGACTTGACTCCTCCTTTTGTTAGTTCTCGGATGCCTCTGATAGTTCCTCCGTTTGGTAGGTTTGCTACTGCAAGTCATATCTTTGAGGCTTGTGGGCGCAAGTGGTATGTCTCTCGTTACGATGACTATATCTGGAGGCGCTTCTATAGGCAGATGGTAGAGGCTTTAGCTGAGCGTTATGATGGTAGTGAGTTGCTTGATTCTGTGGTAATCAGCATTGGTTTGGATGGGGAGCCGCAGTTGGTGAAGACGATAGGCGGCTGTCATCCGACCGTGCCTATTTCAGGGCTGGAGCACGCTTTTGGTAAGTTTGTCGAGGAGCTGATTCTCTTTTATGCCGAGAAGTGGAAGCATACGCAGGTGTATGTGCAGGTGGCAGTAGGTGGAGCCTGGCGTGCGCGTTTGGCGCAGTTGGCTATTGAAAATGGTTTGGGTGTAAAACATGCGGGGCTGACAGAGGACTTTCTTGGTTGGGCTTCCTCTGGTCTGACGGGCGATGGTAGTTTTGATGGCGTTTATCTGGCTCAGGGTAAGGTTCCTATCTGTCTAGAGACGAAGCATGGTATGGGCAGCTTAGAGCAGAAAAGAGAGATTGTTCTCGCTGGTTTGGGTATGAATCCCTCTAGGATGATTCTTCATAACGAGTATGGAGAGCTAGGTTCTGAGTTTCTGGAGTGGGTAGAGGCGCATGTAGAGGGGCTTCCTACTGTGTGGGCGTCTTATCGTGAGGTGCGTAGTGACCCTCGTTGTTGGACTGGTTATAACAAGATACGTCGCTGTGTGGACTATCGTCAGGGATATGATAACCAGGGGTTGGAAGTGACCAAACAGCAAGATGGGTTTTTGTTTACTGTAAAACAGGACTATTTCTATCCTAGCTATAGAGTATCTGTTACTTGGTATGATAAGGAGTCGTGGCGTTTTCAGTATGGTACTGAGTCGTATGAGGTGCTCTCTCATGGAAGCGGCGAGTTAGTAACGAGCGTGTTTGAGAATGTGCCTGGACAGTTCTTTTTGGAAGGGCCAGTGCAGTGGGATTTTGTAGAGGTAGAGGGAATGAAGGAGGCTCCTCCGCTTACTCCGACACCATCTCCTACTCCGACACCAACCCCTACTCCATCTCCTGTGTGTGCTCCGTGTGTTGAGGAAGTCCAGGCTTTGAGAGGATGTTTGTTTAAATTGTTTGGTGGTGAGTTGTGGGATGTTTTGATAATGGTGGTTCCTAGACAACCGTAGGAGGAGAAATGGCAACTAGGAGTAGGCTTCCCTGGGGACCTAGCAGGGAACCTAATTTTAAGGAGTGGAAGATAACTCGTCGTCCCAAGGGATTTATAAGACGAAAGAAGCAGAGGGCTCCTAATCGTTATGGTAGGGCGGTATACTACACTACCTTTTACCCTTCTGCTCCTCGTGTCAAGCCCGATTTGACTTATTCTAGTAAGTCTGGTCGTAAACGTCGTAGGACTAAATCTGCTCATCGTCGACGTAGGACTAGGCGTACTCGTAGGTAGTTGGAAATAGGAGGAGAAATGGTAACTAGACGTTATGTTAGGATTGGTGGGCGCGGGCGGCGTCGTACCCGACGGGCGGTTTCAACTGCTACTGGGGGGCCTGCTAGAAAACGTCGGTGGATGCCTCCTAATGTTCCGAGGCGTGGGCGTCCACCACGGATGCCTCCTGGCTGGCCTCATCCTTATCGGCCTAGGCCCAAGTCTAGAAAGGGAAGGACGGTGCGTCGTCCTAAGTATGGCAGGGTTACTAGGCGTGGTGTGCGAAGGACTAGAAGGGTGGCGCGTAGGCGGTAGAAATGCCTTTTCGTAGCGAGAAACAGCGGCGCTATATGTGGTTGCATCACCCAGAGATAGCGCGGCGCTGGTCGAGAGAATACGGCTCTAAGCCTGTAAAGAGGAAGAAGAAGAGAAGAAAGAAGGGAAGAAGGAGGGCGAGGCGGAAGGGGAAGTGGCCTTCTCACACCTGAGAATCTCTCGAAGCTCGTCTCGCCCTCTTATGGAGGTGTGATGGTACAAAAGAGTAAGGGGCGTAGTACCCCTAGAAGGAAGCAGCGTGCTCCAAATAGGTATGGACAGAGCGTGTATTATACTCGTAGTAGGCGTCGTAGGAAAACTAAGTCTGTTCCTGCGAGTCCTCGTAACCCCAAGGCTAAGTCTCGCCCTTCGTATAGGCAGACGTCGCGAAAGACGCGCTATCGTAGGCAGCGTGCTCCTAACCTTTATGGTAGTCCTGTTGGTTATACTATGTATGGTCCTGTAGTCTATCCTTATGTTCCTTGGGGAGGTTCTAGGTACGTTACTATACGTCATGGCGGTGTTTCTCGTGTTCCTCCTGCTGAGTTGCGGCGTCGTAGACAGATGGGGTGGTGGTAGGTTATGGCAAGACGGAAGAAGAGACGGCGTAAGGCGCACCCTGGTTTTAAGGCAGTGCAGTCGCAGATTGCGCGGCGGCAGGGTATTTCTAAAGAACGGGCTGGGGCTATTTTGGCGGCTGCTACGCGGCGGGCAAGCCCTGCGGCAAAGCGTCGTAATCCTCGTTTGAAGCGTGTGAAGGGAAAGCCTAAGAAAAAGAGACGGAGGCGGAGTAGTCGACGGTAGATGGCGGAAGCTGGACTTCAGGGAATAGGGCATATACCCTATGAGAAGGATGAATACTGGGAGTATTGTGTAGACTATCTTGGGTATCAGTGTCTTACTAAGTCTGAAGTCTACGAGAGATTAGGGTATAAGCCTCTACCAACAATAGAGAAGATGCACCGCTCTCGTGCGATTCACCGCATTTTGGTGGGTGGAAACCGTGCGGGGAAGACGTATGGTGCAATGATGGAGATTATTCCCTACCTGTTCTGGATAGGGACCCGTGGTTGGGTTGTCTCTGCCAATTACGAGATGGCTGAAGAGTTGAGGCGGAAGGTGGAGGATATTCTGACAGAGCGCGCTGGTATGGAGCGTGTTTTGAAGTCTACAGACCTTTCGCCCTGGCAGTTTAGCTACAGTCTCAAGAACCGTCTCTTTACGATGGGTACTGGCTCTTGGTTTCAGTTGAAGTCAGCGGAGTCGCCAGAATCTATGCATGCTGTTCCGTTGGATTGGATAGTGGTGGATGAGGCGGCTCTGTTGCCTTATATCTTGTATGATACTCGTTTAGTACCTCGTCTAGCTGACTCTGGTGGGTGGATTCTCTCTATTGGTACGTTTGAGTGGTTGCGGGGTGAATGGTTTGAGGAGTATTTTGATATAGGGCAGGTTGAGAACGACCTGAGCATTGAGTCATGGTCTCACCCTACAGAGGATAACTACCACGTCTATACGGCCAGAGGAGGGGAGACGCCAGAGGAAGTGGGCGCGGAGTATCACAAGAACTGGAAGAGGCTTGTAGAGGAAAACCCAGATGTCGAGTGGCCTCTGCGTCCTGGACAGCAGGTAATTATTTGGAATATCGACTTCGCCTGGTTGGAGGAGCAGCGCAAGCGCGTGCCCCCAGAGATTTTTGCTGCTCGTTATGAGGCGAAGCGAGCTACTAGTCCCTATATCGTCTTTCCTGATTGGAATATAGCGGATTTTGTTGATAAAGATAGGGCCTCTTTTGACCCAGAGCTTCCCGTCTTTCTTGCTGTGGACCCTGGTGGGACGTATGCTGTTGCAGCTTGTCAGTTTAAGAAGTTTCCTGATGTAGGCCAGGATAATGAGTTGACAGGTGGCTATTCTTTATGTATAATAGATGAGGTGTATTTTCAGAGCACTGTTACGACACACGAAGTGTATGATGTTGTTTGTAATAGGGAGTGGTGGAGCAACGTAGCTAGGTGGTGTTATCCTCACTGGCCTGGTATGCAGGGGGCTATTGATGTGGCTGCTAAGGAGCAGGCCAGGGTGTGGGAGCGTTTGGGGCATGAGGATGAGATTGTTCGTGGGCTGCATCTTATGAGGCAGAAGGTACAGCAGCAGGCTGGTATTCAGACTTTGCAGCATTTCTTGGATACCCATAGTATCTTTGTTCATCCTAGATGTACTTTTTGGAATCTGGAGATGCGGCGTTGGACATATCCGATTCCTGCGCTTCAGGGTGTCGAGACGGAGGACCCGCGAAAGTCTGAGCCGAAGGATGCTTGGAACCATCTAGTAAAGGCAGTTATCTATTTGATTGTGAATCGTTATGGGTATTATGGGCGTAGCGGCTCTTCGGCGGTGGTTTCTCGTTTTGACGTTCGCTCTCGGCGTAAAGAGGCTAGAGAGGGCATGATGCGCGCTGTGGTAAGTAGGTTTAAGAAGTAGAGGGAAGATGACGATACAAACAGTTGATGATTTGCAAGTCAAGCTCCGTGATTTGGAGAGCTTCTATATGCAGCGCAACCAGAATATGCTCGCTTGGCGAGACTTGTATTTCATGCGCAAAGAGGCTGTCTGGTTTGATGAGAATGGGCTGTATGTCGACCCAGAGCCAGACGAAGAGCGGATTGTGCTGCCTGTTGGTTACAATGTTGTAGAAGGCTTCCGAGAGCTTCTCTTAACGAAGCCCCCTGTAATCTCGGTGCCTCCTCCGACTGTTGAGGGGCAGATGCTGGTGCAGGCCGAGCACAACGAGCGTGCGCTTTTCGCCATCTGGGATAGGGCGCACATTTATGAGCGTCTAGTGGACAGCTTGTGGCATGGGCTAGTAGATGGCTGGGGCGTCTTGCAGGTGGTGTGGGATGCTTCGCAAATGGATGAGAGCGGCTCTCCTATCGTTGTTTTGCATCACGACCCGTACAATGTTTATGCTCTTCCTGGTGATGTTCCTGATACTTGGAAGTATGTGATTCATGCTTACCCTCGGTTGGTGGGACATATCAAGGAGGAGTGGCTTAGTAAGGTGCGAGATAAACGCAAGCGTGCGACGCGCATTGCGGAGGATGCTTTTGAGGGTTTGAAAGATACGGAAGAGGTTACCTTTATCGACTATTGGGACGATACAATTAATGCCGTTGCTCTCTCCTTTACAGCGGATGATGGTAGGGGAGGTACGGTGTTGGAGACTCGCTGGATAAAGGAGCCTACGAAGCACGGTTATGGCTTCCTTCCCTGGGAGATTTATCTTCCCTGTCGTCTGCCTTTCCGTACTGTAGGCGAGCGTATGGGGGTGGGTATTCTCTACGTTATTGAGGAGATTGTAAAGTATCTTTCTCGACTGGTGAGCCAGAAGGCTACGATGGTAGGACGCTATCAGGACCCGCCGTTGGTAACGAAAACGGAGCTTGGGCCTGATTTTGAGCCAGTTAGAACGGAGCGGGGGATGCACTTGCGGTTGCGTATTGAAGAGGATGCACAGTATTTGCAGCACCCTGGCCCGATGCCGCAGATTGATTCCTTGAGTGTGCAGATAGCGGAGCAGATTGAGGCGTCTTCTCTCCCCCGCGCCTTGCAGGGAATGTATGTTGGCTCGATTTCTGGTATTGCTATGTCGCTGTTGCGTAACCCGACACTGATGAAGGTGGCTTTTCGTCAGGCAGCTATTGAGCGTGCTGCTGAGTCGTTGAACGTCAAGATTTTGAAGCTCCTGGAGCGTAAGCTAACGAAGCCGTTGTATCTCTGGGGCCGAGGGCCGACTGGTGAGGGTATTGATGTAATGATTGACCCTGACAAGATTAGTGGTTACTATCGTAACGAGGTGAAGCTCTCGGCTAGTCTGCCAACGGATGATGCTAATACGGTTAACATGTTGGCGTCGTTGGTGCAATTGCAGATTATCAGTCGTCAGACGGCACGAGATGTGGCGCAGCAGACGCTACACGATTTGGTGCCTCAGTCGCTGATAGACGAAGAGGAGAGGATATTGGCTGAGATGATTTGGAATGACCCAGGGATGATTCAATCTCTAGCGCAAGCTGCTGCGCAGAAGTTGCAGTTGGCTTATCTTCCCAAGGGTGAGAATCCGCGTGGGGGCTATGGTGAGAAAGAGGTGACGATGCCCGCTCCTACGCTTCCGTCTCAAACGCCTGGGATGCCAGGCGGCAATACGCAGCCGAGCATGACGCAGAGGCTGCAAGAGATGGCTCAGCGCATAGCTCCGACAGGCGCAATTAGTAGACTTGTTGAGGAGAAGGTTCAATAGTGTTATCGGATAAGGCTCTGACTCGTGCTCAAGGGACGATAGAGAATGCGATGCGTCATCTTCAAGAGAGGTTTCCGATGCAGTCGGAACCTCAGCGTCAGCGTTTGACTAAGGACCAGCAGTTGGAGCTGTTTATGAATATGAGTGATGGAGATTTGGAGATTCTGCGTCAGAAGAAGGGAGATGCAGAGTTTAAGAGGTATGTGGAAGCGATGCTACGTTTAGCAAGGAGTAGAGGATATGGCGCTACCTTATGAGGAGTTTCTGTATCTATTAGAAGATGAGGAAGAAAAGAAGAAGAAAGAGGAGAAGGCTAAGAAACGTCGTCGTGCTGGTCGCGGCGAGGTAGAGGGCGCTACTACTGAAGAGGTAGAGCGAGAGCAGACTAGAAAGGCTCAGGAGTCTAAGAAGCGGCGAGAAGAAAAGAAGAAAGCTGAGCCTAAACCTCAGCCTAAGCCCCAACCCAAATCTAAGCCTAAATCGAAGCCTAAGCCCAAAGGGAGAGCGAAAGAAGAGAAGGGGCCGAGGAAGCGTAAGGCGGATGAGTTAACAGAGAAGGATAAGAGACTTCTCAGTTCGATGATGATGGATATGGCTAGATATGTGGCTCAGTGGTGGGCTAAACAACATGCTAGTCCAGAGGAGTATGGTAGGAATCCTATTGATTGGACAAGAGACCAAGTTAAGCGTCTTCTTGGTAAAGATGATGATAATGAGCCTCCCACTGGCGGTGTTGGTGGTGGGGGCGGGCTTGTGGAGCTTCCTGAGTGGGAGCAGAATCTGGACAACATCGGTATGGCTCTTGCTCTTCTTGGGACTCTCGGCTCCGCTGGTCTGGGAGCGCCTGCTCTTGCTGCCGCTGCCGCAGGTTTCACGCCTCCTTCTCTTGAGGATTATGTTCCTGAGATGGCTGAGATGTGGAAGAACCTGGAGTGGTTGCAGGAGGCTAGAAAGCAGGAGGTTCCTGAGTATAGGTACGAAGACCTTCCCTTCTCTCCTAACGAGGCGTCTGATTTGTCTGAGGCGTATAGGGCCTGGCAGGAGTGGGCAAGTTCAGTAGGCGAAGGCTATAACCAGCCAGGCTATCAGCCCTATGAGCCTTTGTTGTCGCTTCTTGGTATGGAACCTCCTCAAGGAGTGGAAGATTGGTTTCCTCTTTCTGCTACAGAACCACTATCTGGTGCGCAGACTTTAGAGCTTCCTCCTTGGTTCCCTGAAAGCGCGGGCGTGCCTGAAGGAGAGCCTCTTGCGTTACCTGAAGGTGGTGAAGAGGGAGTGGGGAGTGAGGGAGGAGAAGGCGGGGACGAGGGCATTCCACCCTCTCTTATTAGCCCTCCTCTTCCGCCATTTGGTGGTATAGGGGAGTTGGTGGCGTATTTCGCTAAGCAAGGGCAGCAGCCTTTCCCTGAGCCTCTGCCTGGTCAGCCTGAGATTTTCCCGTGGCTTGTCACGCCAACTGGTGTGGGAGGTTTCACGGCGTTTCCTTGGTTGAATACTGAAGATGCGGCGGCTCCTGTGCCAGAGCCAGAGTTTCCTGCGTTTGACTATAGTGAAATGCCTGAGCCGTCGAAGGGTGCGTTTGAGGCTCCTGAGACAGTTACTCCGCAGGAAGTGTATGACTTGTTGAGTACTATCATGCCCGAAGGGTTAGAGACTCCTCCAGAAGCGCCCGCTCCTCAAGGGGTGTATGAGGCGCTTAGTGGCCTGGTCCCTGAAGGATTAGAAACTCCGCCTGAAATTGTCACTCCTCAAGAAGTGTATGACTTGCTTAGTACTATTATGCCTGAGCGTATGGAGCAGCCGCCTCAGCCAGAGCGTCCAGTGATGCCTGAAGAGACGATGCCTATAAGTTCGTATGAGGGCTGGATGCCTAAGCTGCTGGAGACTCCTCCTCAAACAGTGACGCCTCAGGAGGTGTATGAGACGTTAAGTAGTTTGCTTCCTGAGCGTATGGAGCAGGCCCCTGTTGTGGTGGAGGGTGCCGATTTTGGAGAAGCTCCAGTGGTGTCTCCTGGTGGTGGAGAGATTCCTATTGAGACAGGGCCTACTGGTGGTGCTGTTCCATTTGTTGGAGAGCTTCCTGAAGGTGCCGAAGCTCCTCCTGTAGTAACAGAAGCTGGACAGGTTCCTATTGAAACTGGTGCTAGTGGTAGTGGGGTGGGTATGTGGTTGAATCTGCCACAGACTGGACCCGTCTTTATTCCGTTTGAGTATCAGCAAGAGATGTTTCAGGGAGGTGTGCAGGCTATCGTTCCTGAGACTGGGCCTTATGGTGAGCCTATATCTGAGCCTGTAGTTGGTACTTGGTTAGTTTCGCCAGAAGTAGGCCCTGTCTTCCTTCCTATTTCTTCTCCTGAGAGGATGGAGACTGTTGTGGATAGGCCCGTAATGCCAGAGGAGACGATGCCTGTAACTTCGTATGAGGGCTGGGTGCCTGAGTTGTTGCAGACTCCTCCCCAGCCTACTGGACAGCCTGAGCCTTTCGTGGAATATCAGTTGATGTCTGTTATTCCTGAAGGATTGGAAATGCCATTGGCTCCTCCAACAGCTACCCCCCAAGTGACGGGGGAGGCTACGGTAGGTGCTGGTATTATGCCTCCTGAGCAACAACAGCAATATCTGCCTTTTGTTCAGGCTGGTGCGCAGCCTCCAGTAACTGGACAGGCTACAGTGGATGCTGGTGTTGTGCCTTCTGTGACTGGGCAGGCGACTGTAGGTGCAGGTATTGTGCCTAGTTCTGCGCCTTCTGTGGATGAGATTGCTGGAATAATGGGCGGTGCTGATAAAGAACAGCAGGAAGCTCCTCCTCCTATTCCGCCTGAGCCAGGTGCTGGTGTTCAACCCCCTGTTGGTGGTGGCGGCGGTGTCCAACCTCCTGGGACTGGTGGGGGGAGAGGTACCACTCCAGTGCCTAGTAGAGGAAGAGAGGCTGCTCCAGTATCTAATAGAGGAAGGGAGGCTGTTCCAGTGCCTAATAGGGGGAGAGAAGCTAAAGAGCTTCCGCCAGGGGTTGTTGGTCAGCCCGTTCCACCTGAGCCTGTTGGTGGTGTTGTAGGTGAGCCTGCTAGTGGTGTGATAGAACCAAGAGCAATTAGTACTGCTACTGGTGAGGCTTCTACTGCTGGCGGGGCAAGAGTCTGGAATGCGCCCCAGGCTGTGTCAGGGGGCTTTAGGCCAGGTAGGGCGACGTTCTGGCCTTGGGTGCCAGAGGATATTGTGAACAGCCAGGGGGAGCAGTATGCGAAGGCCCAAGACCCGTATCGTGCTGGTCGAGAAGACCAGGTATATGAGTATTGGGACCCGCTGACGGGGCAATTTTATCGTATAGATGCCCAGACTGGTGAGACGCTGACGCGAGAAGAGTACTATCGTCGTTACCATCCTGAGTACTATCAGAAAGTTTATGTTGAAGGGCGGGGAAACCCCCCACCTCCAGAGTCACCAGTGCCATCTAATCCTCCTGCTCCTCAGAACGTCCCGAATTACGGATATGGTAGTGGTGGTTGGGGCGGGGGTGCTACGCCCGCTACACAGTCTGATATTGGCTCGCTTGCCTGGTGGCCAACCTCTTCCTCGATTCAGCCTCTCTTGCGGGGCTGGGCGAGCTGGTTGAAAGAGTTGCTTGAATCGTCTCCTGAGATGCCACCAAACCCGTTTGCGATGGACAACGAGGCGATGGCTGCTCTCTCTAATATCGACGCCAGCGGGCCTGGTGTGTATCCAGGTTATTCGACGAGTTTGGAGGTGATACAAGATTTGCAGCGTCGTTTGGGTATTGAGTTTGGAGAAGATGAAGGGCCGCTAAGTATGTGGCAGAGGGTGATTAATGCTATTCCGAGAGCGGGTTTAGCAGAACAGCAGATGTTGGCGTCGCTCAGATACGACCCTAATACGAAGTCGTGGTATTCAGTAGACATTGGACAGTTGTTGAATCCTAAGTATACGTAATGGCAAACATTGCAAGTGCTGGTGGTGGTGTAGGGGGCAACGTTTCTAAGGGGCAGTCTCTTCTTGAGGCTGTTCTAAAGAAGCGCGAAAAACAAAAGGTGACTGGTACTGCGACTGTGCAGGCTGGCATTCCTTCGTATGCTGATACACAGCCGCAGACTAGTGACGTTTCTAACATTCTCTCTAAACCAAGGGACAAGAAAAAAGAGAAGAAGGCTGTCTCTGCTACTGCGGCTGTCGCAGCGGCTACTACGGGTTTCGATGTAGAAAAGCCTGATTTTACGGCTGATGATGTCTGGGCCGAGTGGCTTCAGATTTCCAAAGAGACAGAAGACGAGAGGGAGGATGAGGATGTCCTCGGCCAGCGAGATGTTCCTTGGTGGGAGTATGCTGATGAGTACCCGAAGAAGTTTACGCCAGAGGAGATTTTCGGCTCTGGCGTGGTTGATACGGCCTGGACTGAAGGGGAGATTGAAGCCTGGGCGCAGGCGGAAGTAGCAGAAGAGGCTGAGACAGAAAAGGAAGAGAAGCCTTCTCTTTGGGAGAATATTCAGGCGTGGGCGAAAAAGACGGCGGAGAAAGTGGTGGATGTTGCTGTCTCTGTCGTCGAGCCTGTGGAGGAGAACCCTGTCGAGGCGGTTCCTGCTTTCCTCAACTATCTGTGGGGCTGGCCCTTTGGAGAAGAGGATAGGGGGAAGTTTTGGAAGGCTGTTCCTTACTATGGCTTCCAGTTTGGTGAAGATGCTCTGAAGCGTGTTGTAGGGATGGCTATGGAAATGGGTACTGTGCCTCGGCTGTCTGAGGGCGGTGGCGAATGGCTTGGCCTGAAGTATGCTCTTCTGATGCAGGGCAATTATGTTGAGGCTGTTGAAGAGCAGTTTGTCCCTGGTACGATGACTGAGGAGGAGAGGGAGAGGGAGATTGAGGCTGCTAGGAAAGCGCAGGAGGAGTTTAACAGGCTTTTTGAGAAGTATAAGCAGCAGGGCCTCTCAGATACTGAGGCGATGTATCGCGCTGGCCAAGAGGCAGCGGAGAAAGAGGAGTATGGTATTGTCGCCTCTAAGCCTTGGTTTGGTGGCGAGTCTACTCCTGAATCTCCTATTCCCTGGTCTGAAGAGGTTGAGAAGGCGTGGGACTTGTCTGCTGGATTCCGCTACTCTCATGCCATTCGTCCAGAGCTGCGAGATGCGTTTCTCGACCTTCTAGAGAAGGGGGTGTCTCCTGCTGAGGCTGGTAGGCAAACAGAGGACCCGATTGTTGAGTTGGCTGCTGGACTCCTTATGGACCCTTACTGGGTACTCCCTGTTGATAACTTGATAGTAGGAGCGGTATGGGGAGCTGTTAAGGAAGTAGCTGATGTCTTAGTAGATATAGGGCTGAAGGTGCCCGTTATCAAAGGTGGTTTGCAATGGGCTGGGGAGTTGACGGCCCGCACTAACGCTAACTATGCGGCTCGTTATGTAGACGATGCCTTGCACTTTATCAGGGGCTATGCTGATAGGATTGGTGCTGACATCTCGGAGGAGTTTGTTGAGCGGATTCTCAAGAATCCTCCTGTCGACATGTTGCGCGATGCACCGTCATACTATTGTCGTGCTATTCGTAATGCTGCTGACTATATTGATGAAGTGCTGGCGGCGTTGCGAAAGACGTTTAGTGATGATGCTTTGGAAGCGGCTATTAAGAAGAAGGCGGCGGAGCTTGCTCGTGTAACAGCCGAAAAAGTAGACCCTGATGAGATTGTCAAATTGGCTGACAAAGAGTTGTGGGACAAGGCTTTGCGTAACGCTAGTTTGAATGCTTATGCGGCGGCTGTCAAAGCGTATACGAAAGCGCACCCGACAGTCGGTAAAGTTCTTCGGGCGTCTAAGCCGATACAAAACGTGTTGCAGTTTGGTAAGGGCCTGATGGTGGATACCTGGCTTGGTTTGCGCCCCTCTTGGAATGTGTTCAACTTTGTTGATAATCAAGTGAAGTTGTTGCTGGATGGTGTTAATCCTTTCAACAAGTTGGACAGACTACTGCAACGCTATACGACATACTCTCCTGAGATGTTGGGTGCTCTTGATGCTCTTGACACGATTCGTGGAACGAAGTTTTGGAATCTCAGTACCACAAGCCATAAAACTTATCAAGAGGCGTTACAGAAGCTGCTCCCGAAGCAGGCATTGGGTACCTTTGGAGAGGAGCTTTTCACGGAAGCTAAGCCCTCTTTCCTCCAGAAACTTCCTATCTCTAAACAGACGATTGATTGGAATAGGACATTAGCTGGCCGTATCGAGATGCCAGCGCGTGCTAGGAAATACCTTGCCTCTTTCTTTGAGTATTTGGATAAAGGTTATGATGACATCGTTAAGCGCGTACCACAAGTCAAGATAGGTGACACGACGTATAGGCTGTCTGGTGCTGCTGTTGAGGCGTTACGGGCGCGACTTAGAAGAGTACGCAACCCTACTGTTAATGCTGTTACGCGAGCTGTAGATGACTTACTACTAGACGGAGAGGTGGTGATTACTCCGCGTCTTGGTGCGGATTTTGGAGAGACGCTGGCGGCGTTGCCCACTGATATTGTCAAAGGAGTACAAAAGGCTCTCGATGACTTGGCGGTGCTTAGCACCCGTTCGGAAGGTAAGGTAACGCGAGCGCAGATTGTGCAGATATTTGACGATGCTGCGGAGCAGATTCGTCGAGCTTATGATGAGACAGTTCAGTCTGGCATACGGGCTTTTGAGGATACTTTGCCAGAGCTTCCTGAATCGACTGACGAGACGTATCGTCTTCTTGTCAGGTCGGAGAAGCCGTCTCTTGAAGAGCTGATGCGCGCTATTGATGACATGCCCGCTCTTGCTCGTCGGGCTTCTCTAGAAAACCAGAAGGCGTCTCAGGCGCACTGGAATAGGATTAGAAAGCTGAAGGCGGCAAAAGCGCCCCCCAGGGAGATTGCTGAAGCGCAAGACGCTTTCCTTCTTCAAGACCGTCCTGCTTTTTGGGAGAAGTTCCAGCGGCTACAGCATGAGACGGCTACGCGGATTATGGACCAAGTGGATGAGCTGCTGGCTGCTGCTGGAAGGGAGGAGCGTTTTCCCAGGGAGCTGATGGAGCAGTATTTGGATGCTGGTAAGGCGCTAACGGATGCGCAGTTGGCTCAGTTTCAGGCTTGGCATGTAACGATGCAAAAGCTGCGCGCTGGTAGCCTGACGCAAGATGCTAGAGACGCTCTCTTTAACCTGACTCGTAAACAGGTAGATGAGGAGTGGGCGCGGGTCTATCCAGCAGCAAAGGCGCAAATCCATGACTCTCTTGTCCAGATTCGGGAGTGGTTTCTCCGCGATGCGTTGGATATTACTGATGTGGAGCGTCTAGAAGGGCTAGGTAAGGGAGTTGACTGGTGGCGTTTGGGCCAGCAGATTGATGATATTCCTCTCTCGTCAAAACGCCAAGTGCAACCTATGCTGGCTGATTTGGAGCGTTGGAGGGATGAGGTGTTGACTAGGAGAGTGCGCCCTGTGGAAACCTCTCCTCTTACTGCTCAGGACAAGCTGATTTTGCAACAGTATCGTGACATCTTGGCAGAGGATGTTATGTTGCTAGTTGACCAGGCAGTGGATACCGCCATAGAGGAGACGAATCATCTCTTCTTCGACTATGAAACGACACAAAACTGGATGAAACTGCTTGGGGAAGTCTATCCGTTTGTTCGCTTCCCAGCAAAAAACATTCCCTTGTGGATAGAGAAGTTTACAGAGGTTCCCCATCTGGTTGAGACGATAATCAACCTGCGAGAGCTACAGGCAGCTTACAATAAGGATTTGCCTCCGCGTTTGCGTTATACGGTGAAGCTGCCGCAGACGCTGGTAAACCCGATGTTGGAAGCTCTAGGTTTTCATAACACGGAGCTACGTTTCAACCCGTGGAGCTTTCTCTCTATTATGCAGCAGATGCCTGGTGCTACGGCTTATTCGCAAAGGCGGCTGCTTGAGCTAACTAGAGACGATGAGGATGAGCATTGGAGCAAGAATCTGGAAGCGTTTCAGGTTATCAGTGATGAGCTGGGTTTTGGAATGTGGCCCTATCTGGAATGGGCCTTGGGCATGTTCGGTTTGTTGGGAGATGACTGGTATCCGCGTGATGCGTTGGGTACCTGGTCTCCTGTGGTAAATTGGGCGTTAAAAGAAGTCTTTGGTTATGACAAGAACTTCGACATTGACGTTGCCATGCGCAAGAACGTTCCTCTTGTGTGGAACGCCCTCTTTGGTAATACGCCTTTGGCCTGGGAACAGTTGAACCCCGATTTGATGCTTGATTGGGCGACGGGACGAGAGGTAGAGGGGCTGATTCAGAATCTACCAGACCCTGTTGTCGCCGCCTTGGTAGACATTACGCCTGCGGATGCACGTAAAATAGTGGCTAGTTTGCAGCCAGAGCAACTGGAAGCTATTCGTCAGAAGATTCTGCCCATCTTTGATATGCCTGCGGCGCAGCAGGCGGGGGTTATCCCAACCCTCTCTCCCGAAGAGCAGGCCGTCTTTCTTTCCGAGATGCAGGCTATTGCTCAAAGGCTGGTCATCCGAAAGCGCGCTTTCTCGACGATATTTGGTAATATGACGGGCATTTATGCTCAGCCAGTGAATACTGCCGAGTATGAGGCGCGAAAAGTCAGGATGGAACGTCGTGAGCTGAAGGAGTCGATGGAGCCAGGCCAGGAGCGGCGAGATGTGATGGAGCAGTGGTATGCAGAACATCCTAAGTACTCCATGATTCAGACTTGGCGATTTGGTGAGTATCCTTGGGCGACTACAGCAGCGGGGGAAGTTGCTGAGAAGGTGGATGCTCTTGTTGATAACTATAAGACGAAGTACTACAAGTTTAACAGAGAGTGGAAGGTAGCCTACGAGAAGGCTATTGAGGAGACGTATCGTAAGTATCCTGGCAATGTCTGGAAGCTACGAGAGGTAAAGGATTCCCTCCGAAAGCAGAAGGAGGATTACATAGACATGCTCAATGAGGAGTTAAACAAGGTAGCTAAGAGCATGTTGGAAGACTACATTGCCAGGTATCCTACCGATAGACAGGGTATTAAGGCTTTGCGAGAGGGTTGGGAAGTAGATGTTTACTCTCCTATTACTCTCTCTGAAGAAGATAGGCAGAAGTTGGCGGAGTATCGTAGGCTGCGGCCAGATGACGAAGAAGGCTATTCTCGTCTCTTCTCTGAGCTTTATGAGGAGGCGCGAAAGCGACAGCCTCCGTCGGAGAAGCGTAAAGTACCTGGTCTCGACCAGGGGCTACAACTGAACATCGAATGGTCTCCTGTTGGGAATGTCAACTACACAGTTGAGGAGGTAGAGGATTTCCTCATCGGCTCTTTGTTGGGTGAGCTATATGACAAGGCCCCAGTTAAGGATGATTTCGCTTCTACTAAAGAGTATTGGATAGCTTATAATGAGTATCTGGACAGGCTGCCAGAAATGGCTCTAGAGACAGAGCAGGGTAAGCGGCAGGTTGAGCAGCTCATTGTCCAGGGTGTGCCAGAGCAGGCGGCGAGAGAGATTGTCGCCAGTTGGTATACGAAGGAGGAGCTGTACGACCGTTGGCAGCGGAACGATACTATCTTTGAGGCGCTAGAGTCGGTATATCAGTGGCGTTATATCTCGGAGGCTGATGACGAATGGTATGATGAGATTCTCCCTCTGAGAGAGACAGATTATGAGACTTACCGTCTTCGTCGTGAGGATTTGCGGCTACGATATTCTGAGATACCAGCGACAGAGCTTATCAAATACATTTTGGAGGATTATCCTGGACGCTGGACGCAGGCAGAGTTGGAGCAGGCGTTTGAAGGGCTGGTGCTTCCCTCTTACTTTGACAGGATGCGACTGCGCAACTATGGCGCAGAAGCTGTTGATAGCGCCATTTGGCATTACTATGGCTTTTTAACGTCAGAGCAGAAGCGCCAGGTGCGCGAGCAGTTTGGCCCAATGTTCTCGGACTACTTCCTAGACGGAGAGACGGACGACATCTCGGTGAATCTTCGTGGGCAGTGGGCCAATATGTTGGCGCAGATGGTGGGAGATACACAGTTCGACTGGCGTAACCTGCCTGGCGTGATGGATGAGACTGAGAGGGGGGTGAATAATGAGGCGGCGCAGGAGGGCGTGCCCACGGTGCCTTTTGCTGACACGCGAGAGTTTCAGGAGGCGCAGCGGCTGAACGACGAGTACTGGCGTCTACGTCTTGCTAATGACCCGCGTTATCAGGAGATTGCTCAAAATCCTCTCTATCAGAAGTACTTTGGCGGCTCAACAGCTAAGAGCTACTTCTGGAATCTGTACTATTCTCAGATTCCTCCTGGGCCTATCTCCAAGCCACTGAGGGACCATCCTCTTATTGCCTTTATCTTGGATAGCGACATTAGGCAATCGGCGGCTACTAACTCTGATTATGATAGAGCGTCGAGGCAGCTTGAGGAGTGGCTCAAGGAGAATGCGAATAGGATAGCTAGAGCTGGATTGGACCCGCAGGAGTATGAGGCAGTGCGGGCGCAGATAAAAGAGTATTTCGCCATTCCACCAGAGAATCGAGCGTTGCGGCGTCAATACCTGAACAATCACCCCCTCCTCAGAAAGTACTTCGAGGCGGCGGATGTGGCGGACGGTAAGGAGCCACGAGCTACTACCTCGCGTGGTGGAGGTAAGAAGAGGAAATCGAAAGGCTCGGAGGCGAAGGTAAAGGCAGAGACGAAAGATGTTCCTTCGCGTGTGAAAGACGCAGCCACCGCTTTCTGGAGGTTTTACTATGAGCAGGTGCCGCCTGGCTCTTTTGCTCGTACTCTGCGAGACAGTGAGGCTGTCCGTAAAGTGATGGAGACGGATGCTGAGCTGCTAACAGAGGAGGATTATCAGCTTGCCTTACAAGAAATGGAGGCGTGGCTGGAGTCGGTACGTGAAGCTCTGGAGTATTGGGACTTGAATCCCGAAGACTACGAGTTGGTGCGAGACTTAATGGCTGAGTACTTCGCTATTCCAGAGCAGTATAAGTGGACACGACGACAGTTCTTGGAAGACAATCCTCTTCTCAAGAAGTACTTTGAGGCACAGCCCGCCATCCCACGAGAGGTAGAGGAGAGGGAGAGGGAGGTTGAGGATGCTGAGACGCTGGCACAACCGTCGCCAGAAGCAAAGGAGTATGAGACCGACTTTTGGAGACTTTACTATGAGCAGGTGCCGCCTGGCGGCTTTTCCAAAAGCCTGAGAGACTATCCTCTCATCACTCAAATCCTCTCTGGGGACAGGAGCCAGCTTACGCCAGAGGATTGGGCGCAGGCTATTGCTGTCATCCAGGAGTGGTTGCATGAATATGCTCTAATGATGGAGGCGTGGGGCTTGAACCCCGCCGACTTTGAGCAGGTGCGTAATCTGATGGGTGAGTATTTTGCCATTCCACAAGAGTATCGTTGGACTCGACGTAAGTTTTTGAAAGAGCATCCGCTTCTCAAACGATACTTTGAAGCAACGACGGATTACATCCCAGGAGCGGAACAGGAGCAGCCTCCTCTCTCGCCAGAACATCGAGCTGCTGGCGAGAGACAGAGGGAGGCGGAAGATAGGCTCGTCTCTCGTGGCGCACCATCGGCTCCGCGTCCTGTAGCTAACTATGGCCAGCTATGGCAGGCTTTCCTTGATAGGGTTGGTTCTGCCAATTTGCCAATTTTGAGGATTTTAGTAAACTATAGTAGGACAGGTTTTATGTCGCCTGATGTGTTGGCTTATTTGCGTAAGCTACATGCTGAGATTGGTGGTGGCTTGCCGTTTGAGCAGTGGTTGTCTATGCTTCAGGCGATGGCCCAAAGGCATGGAGGTGACAGAGTTTATACAAGGCGTCGAGAGGTTCCTTCTCCGCCTAAAGTGAGGTATGAAAAGACAGTTAGAGGAATAAGGAGGTAGAAATGGACGAAGAGCGTAAGGTGGACGCATCGCACGAGGAATCTGGACAATCTCCTGCGGAGACTTCAGATGAGTCTTCGTCGGTGGACTCGCCTGAGTTTGTGAAGTTGGAGGATTTTAGGGCGTTTCAAGCTGCTAAAGATAGGGAGATTGCAGCCGAACGTCGGCGTCGTCAGCAGCTTGAACAGCAGTTGCAGGCCATTGCTCAGCGATATGAGGAGTCTATTGAAGACCCTGCTCAGCGAGAGGCTCTTCGCAGGCAGCGCCTGGAAGCGCAGCTCCGATACTATCAGTATCAGGAGAATCTCGCCAAGGAGCGTAAGTATGTTGCTGAGGAGTATGGCGTGCCTGAGAAGGCGCTGACAGATGCTAAAACTCATGCTGAGTTGGTGAAGGCTGCGTTAACCTGGTTGAAGGAGCAGAGGGAAGCTGCGCTTGCCAAAGCGGAACGCCAGAAGCGACGCAAGGAAGCAGCGGAAGCGGAGGAACAAGGAGGAGATGTGGTGTCTACTGCTACTGCGTCACCTGCCGACTGGAGCAAACTAAACGCTAAGCAGATTGATGCTGAAATGGCAAGACTCAAGAAAGTCGCCCAGCAGGGCGGCTCTAAGGGTGCACGTGCGAGGGTGCAGCTTTTGAAGCTAGAGGCTTTGAAGCAGAGGAGGAGTGCTCCACGCTCTCGCGTATAAAGTAATGGAGGTTTAACGTGGCTACTGTATATCAAGGACTAGAGACGAGTTACACTGGTGCTGTAACCGTCATTAGGCAACTAGAGTCGCATATTGATAACTATAGCCCGAAGGAGTTTCCGCTGTTGCGAAGGGTAGGTTTTAACTCCTACTCCGAGCCTGTGACGAATACCAAGGTGGAGTGGCAGCGCGATGAGTTGATGCCGCTTACTGATGCTCTAAATGGAGCGGTGAGCAGCACTACGGATACTCAGATTACTGTTGATAATGCTGAGTACTTTGCGTTGCATGATGTCATCTTGGTGGACAGTGAGCTGATGCTTGTTGTGTCGTCGGATGCGGATAACAACTACTTGCAAGTCGTGCGCGGCTTTGCGGGTAGTACGGCGGCTACTCACTCGGATAATGCTGTAGTGTATCGTCTTGGTGCTGCTCGTCCCGAAGGCTCCAGTCCTGGTTGGTCGCAGCAAATCGCTGTCACCCAGCCATACAACTACACCCAGATTTGGGATGCGGTTGTGAGCATTTCGGGTACTGAGGAGGCGCTGAAGAATTATGCTCCTGATGACTTGTTGGCTTACCGTCTTGACAAGCGTATGGCTGAGCTGTATATGATGATGGAGCGTGCGTTGCTCTATAACAGCAAGCGGTATGCTGGTTCAGCGACGGCTGGCCGCATGAGTGCGGGGCTAGACTTCTTCGTGGCTGACAAGAACAATCTTTCCTCGGCGGCTATTACGTTCGATGACATCGAGGATGCCATGCAGGATAAGTTCAGTTCGTTTGGCTTGGCGCATGTACCCGACACCTTGTGGGTAAACGCCTGGGTTAAGCGGAAGATTTCCTCGTGGGGCGCTTCGACGATTCGGACGGATAGGGCTGAGAACGTTATCGGCAACGAGATTACCGTTATCGAGACTAACTTCGGTACGCTCTCAGTAGAGCTAGACCATCTCGTGTTGCCTTCTCACGCCTGGTTGTTGAACATGTCTACGGTTCAGATGGCTCCTCTCCAGGGCCGAGGGCTGAAAGAGATTGACGCCTCGATTCCTGGTGATGACCTGATTCGTCGACGTGTGCTGGGTGAGTACGTCTTTGTCATCAAGGGTGAGGACGGTACGAACGACGGCCTGAACGTGAAGATTTATGGTATTAGCACGACTACCTAAATCTAGGAGGCGACGATGACGGCTTATACTGGGACTGTGCAGAATATCGGTTCAAAGTTTCTGCTTGGGCCTTGGAAGCCTATCGTCGGTATCCACAATTGGAGAACCATCGCCGACTCTTATCATAACTTCCGCATCTACGTCGCGGAGTTACGAGATGAGTATGCGGCGGGGGATTTAAGTAATAGCGACACCATCACCTGGACCATCGGAACCCTCGGCGGTTCCGAGGTCCTGGTGGGGGCCTATCTTATCCATCCGCGAGACATCGATGGAGATGCCAATGACTATAACACCTACCAAGTAAAGATTGGCTCGACTGCTGTCTGTTCAGTCACTAAGTATGGTGTTGAGGCGGGGGTACCGCAGGAGATTTCCAGGGCTGGCAACGCTACGGCCCGTGCAGGGAGCAGGGGAGATTTTCTCTACCTTGTTTGCACGGCTACTGTCGCCTCTTCGTCTGAGGCTGTTCAGGCGGGGACTTTGTGTGTAATTGTGACGAAGACGTGCTAATGGAGGTGAAAAGTGGCTAACA